GTTTGGTTCAAATCCCTACGGAAGCCGAGCCGAAACCGAAAGCCAAGCGTAAGGCGAAGCGTAAGGCGAAGAAGGCCACGTCAACCAAACGTACCCCTTCTGAGATTGTCGCCGATTCCGATGAGATGAAGCGCCAACCGAAGGAGGTCGGCCCCATCACCAAGTCGAAGCGTAAGACGGCCTCAGTGCCTAAGGCGAGGAAGGCTGTTGAAAGCCTTGGTAAGCGTAATGCGGCAGCCAAGGCTGCTAAGGTTGCTCAAAAGAAGCAACATAACGGCTCGATTCCGAATGAATGTGCTTTCAGCCTAAACGAAGGGGAGTCACCTCAGGATGCCGTCCGACGACAAGCCATCCAGCAAGCCAAGCGTGAGGCGTTAGAAGCGGAGTTGTTAGCGTCAATCAACACGGATGAAACAACAGGTCAAATCGAATTGAATTTCTAATCGTAGATTAATATTAAACCTTCAAAAATTTCTTTGCTATGCAATTATCAAAAGAACAAATTCAGCAGTTAGTTGATAAATTGGAAGAATTCCAATTGTTCAACTTAGACAGCAGTTCAAAATTCTTCAGTCAAGATGACGAAGCAGTCCAAGGTGCTATTGATTTGCTCAATGAACATCTAGAAGACGAGTAAGGCGTATATGTATAACACGGCACACGAAAAGGCGCTCTACGGAGTGCTTTTTTGTTGCCATTAAATCACCATAACATGGTAACATCAATCTCAAACATCAAACTCAACGATGCCACGAAGCGCATTGCAGTACACCTAAGGCGAGCCACGCCTCAGGAGTTACGCGATGGAATCGAGTGGTACGATGACGCGATGGCCTTTGCTCAGTTGCTGTCAGATGATTTCAGCATTACCAGAGTAATGGCCGCCGCTATCATCTCGGCATTATCACCAAACAACAAGTGGCCTCGCAACAAGGTTGACGCTTGGACTTTGTGTCAGGCATATGCAGATGGCCTGACGCTTGACGACTTCAAGGTTTGCACTTACAACGCTAACAAGGTCAGGGCTTGGGGTATTCGTGGTGGAGCTGTATCCATCACCAAGGACTCGCCTAAGACGTATGCCTTTGCGTTAAACGTGGGGGATCGTGACGAGTCAGTCGTAACGCTTGACAAGTGGATGGCAAGAGCCTTCAGCACAACTTCGTTGAAGCCAAGGAAAACGCCTGAGACCTTCACCCTAAAGCAGTACGACCGATTCCAAACTCACTTCGTGAATGTCGCGTTACGCCTTGATTATAAGCCTTACGAGCTTCAGGCCATCGTATGGGTCGTGATGCGTAACCGATGGCTAAAAACCGAATCGATACCCATAGGGTAAAAAAATAAATTTGGAAGTTCCGAATTTTCATCCTTAACTTATTAACGCGACAGCAACGACGCTGTCCAATCAAAATCTTTAACACTATGCCTTTTAATGCTTCAATCCCCCGACTCCGTTCCATACACGTTCAGTTCTACGGTCCGACTAACACCAGAGGTGCAAGGGTTAGAATCAAGGATGAACGTAACAACGTCACCAAGTTCTTGCCTTACGATTATGCGACAGGCAATATCCTGACACAAGCATATACATACCTACAAGAAAAAGGTGTGATTGGAGAGGGCATCGACGTTTGGGGCGATGGCAATCCCATCGACATCCATCCGATGCTCATTCTCCACGACTCACGCCAAGGCTACACCTTAGGCGTTCCAAACTTCGAAATCCCAATCAAATGAAATTGACTGTTGAAATCCCCGATACGCATATGCTTAACATGATGTGTAATGCATCATACCGTGACTACACCGCCCTCGACGGTGAACTTGAAAAAGCCTACAAGTGGGCTAAAGAGAACCCCGAAGCGTTGGCTGACTTGGATATTCCCGAATGTTGGGAGCCTCAGGTGTTTGCATACCTAAGGGGTAACGCAAAGCACCAAGTGCTGATAGCCGATGAGTTCTCCGATGGTGTTTATCCCTTGAATTGGGACTCCATGTGTAAGGCAATGCAACTGATGGCTAACGATTACCCCCATCATCTCGATGATTTGATTCAGGAGAATGACGATGCCACTACGGCAGACGTATTCCTTCAGCTGTCGCTCTTCGGAGAAGTAATGTACTGCTAACGCCTAACACGATGATAAACCACTTTATGGAGTTCACGATTCCCGAACTCATTGATGCATATGCATACTTCACAGATACTCGTGATTACGGGGGCTGTGCCTTAGTCGCAGAAGCATTCTCAAACAAAACGAATATTAACCTTGTTAACTACTCAATACAATGAAAACTCAAGAACAAATCAACGCCTTATACGAACGGCGTAAGACGTGTGGCGGATTCGAAAACGCATTGATCTGCGCATATATGCAAGCCGATGGTGGCAACTCCAAGATATTGGAAGATGCTTTCAAGGGAACACGTTTCGACTTAACTATAATCAGGGACAATGAAATTGACTGAATGGAGAGAAGGGTATGACTACCCAAGCGATGACGATGATGCATATGAGTATGACATCATGGAAGAAGCAGACCGAGCATATGAATATGAAAACGATATATGAAATGAAAACACAATTTTTGAACGAACGATTACCAATCCGCATAGGCACTAAAGTCGTGTATCGCGGAGGCTTTGGGCGTAACGCCAGAACCGTAGCAGGCGTTGTAGCCATCGAACAAACCTACCATCCAAGCGAGAAGTACGGGAACGAAGTGGATGAGGTGTTACACCTACAAGACAACTACGTACTCACACTTGACGATGGTCATTGGTGCTACTCTCATCAGGTCGATGGGGTGTCTGTAAGTGACTCTAACTCATAGAGTTACAAAAATAAATTTGGAATAACGAAAACTCTGCCTTATCTTTGTGGGGCAATTCAGCAATCAAAATCTTTAACACATGGAAAACGCACCCCGATACTGCTCAATCACCAACGAACCCATGTGGGAGGGTTGGTATTTCGAAGGAATTGGATTCTTCTACGTCAAGTACGAAAAGGACGCCCTCCGCATCTGTCAAGAACACGAATACACCACACTGCATGAGGCGTTCGAAGACGAGTTTATGTACTGGACTGATTGGCACGACATCCCGAAGGACGAGTGGGACAACGTATGCAATGGTCTTCCTTCAGAATAATCAAACATAGCGATAATGTCCTTGTATGAACGCAAGGGATGGACATCAGAAGCAATTCGCCTCGAAGGTCTTGGTGGGTTTAACTCACCTGAAAGGTTCAAAGGTAGCCTTCGATAACCTCGGCAGAGGGGCGGACAAGTCCGAAGGTGGGTTCGACTCCCACTATCGCTACAACGGTACTCACCATTAAATCAGGTAGGTGAGCTAAGTCGATACCTGAACCACTGAGCGACACGTTAAATCACCAGGAAGACCATTACCTGTGGTGTAAGCTATGGAATCATGAGGCTTGCACCTACGAGAGAGAAACTCTGCGTGGCGTGGATAGAAGGGATAAACAAAGCCGACCACATTAACTCAAAACTCTAACACATGGAACAATACATCCGCAACAGACTTGAGTACGTAGAAGAAACCTTTGCAGGTGAATACGAAACTTGGGTAGACCCCGTGACCAATACTTACTACAAACTCCCGATTGAGATAAACCGCGATTGGGACAACATTCAACCAATCTCTAACACATGAATAGCAACACTATGAGCTACGAACAATTCGAAATCTTCCGCCAATGGGCACAGCGTGTGGCTAACACAGCCAACGACACAGACACAAACATACGATCACAGGATATCGTACACGACATCTTGGGAATCTTGGCTAATGACGAACACTTTTTACCACGACTATGACAAAGAAAGAACTAATTGACCTGATGGCGGGATACCCCGATGATGCACTCGTAGTAATCGAGGTGCATGATACCGAGCTTCACGAAGACCTCTATGACTTTACATTCGACGGAATATCATGGAAACGCTTTGACTTCAAAGCCAATACAGAACAAGAAATGCATGAACTGCGCTTATGCGCTATAAACCACAACGAGAAATGATAACCTCAACCTACAAGACATGATGACAAAAAAACAAACCGACCAATTACTGGAGCGCATCAGCACAGCATTCAATGACACAGGTGCATACAAGAGGCTGACTGCCATACTATATGCTTGTCAACAGGAACTTTCATTCAGTGAAATTGAAACTGTGGTAGCTAAGATGGAAGACGCCCTTTCAGATGCAATACAAGAAGTAATAATAGACCGATGATAAAAGACCCACTACAAGGCGTATGCCCAAACTGCAAGGCTGACAGCCACATCAGTTACAGCACGCTGAAAGACCAGTACGACCCCGATGCTGTGTACTTCGACGTCAAGTGCCACAACTGCGGTACTACGTGGGACGAGCATTACAGCCTCGTGTTCTTCGAACAAGACAACATTCAAATGCCTTCACAACAATGAATAAATACCCTCTAATTAATGACGCAGGTGTCTTTGTAGGTCCGTCCATGCAATGGGACATACGAGATGTCGAAAGATTGACAGGACAGACGGGCATCACCCTGAGCGAGCAAGACATGAAGAAGGTTCTTACAAGTGCGCTCGATGACAATGACTGGCTGATGGAGAAAATCTCGGATGCCATTACAGAAACTATGTACTACCTGTTGGAAGAAAAACTAATCAAAAACTTAGAGCAATGAAATACTGGAACGAACAAGGACGATACCAACAGGAGTACAACGCATACTGGAAGGCACTTGTACCCGACACAGGCAGAGCAGCCACTAGCGAAGGCGAGGCACTCCGAGCCATCAGCCGAATCTACTACGACGTCTACAACAACGGTGGATGCAACATCATCGAGAGCGAAGAGATGTACGACGATGACGGCAACTACGAGTGCGACGAGCATTCAATCTCCTCGTTCTACGGTAGCTTCTTTGATACTGTTGCCCAATTCACGGGGGACCACGACAACGTGCGTTTAGTCAAGATGAAGGTGGAGGACTTGGGTGCGGACCACTGGCACAAAGACCTCGGAGCTATGCTTGATAGCCTGATTGACAAAACCATAGAAAAGATTGGAACAGAAAAAGCAGCATGACACATGAACAACTCCAAGAAATCTACGGCCTCGAATGGATTGACTACCTCGACCATCTGTGTGAGGAGTAGTGCAAACGAAGATCCCGCGAAGGATTACAACGAGTGGATACAACACGTCTACTCACAAGTTAAAATTAATTACAAACGTAAACTCAATAACATTGATACAGCTCTCCCAAAACACCCTCGACCAAGTTGACTTGGTGATAAACGAGGCCAACCATTTCAGAGCAACCAAAGGCTCTATCGTAACCAAAGACGAATTGATCACGTACCTGACGCTGTGGGCATCAGGCTTCACAAAGCGAGAGATTGCAGAATCACAGAGGGTCAAACCTATTAGGGTGCAAAACGCCATGAGCAAGATGCTTGACATGACAGAGATACGGGAACTCAGGTGGAGATTTCCACGACACGCAAGAAACCGAAAAAAAATACTTAATGACCAATCACGAAGCCGTAGTATTTGTTAAAAGAAAATACCCAAATGATTCGCCACCAGCGCGTCTAGCACGTTTATTTGCCATACAAGACATTGTTGACTTCGACGTAGAGTTTTGGGTTAACACGCCCGTACACGAGCACCTTGAACAGTTCGTAAAACACGGCACAAACGTAGCCGAAGAACATTTCGAAGAATCAATGCAGACAAAAGAATATCAGCGTAAGTTTATGGAAGCAACACTGAACATATCCGAGAGCATGGTGAGGTACGCTCAGATACATCACGATTTGAAGAAGAGGTCAGAACGCTGACCAGGGAGGGACGCATGGTGCGCGGGGAGATCCCGTGACACGCTGTTAGAGAGCGTTGAGAAACAAAGTTCCTCCTGTTCTTGGATTATTAACAATTCGATTGTACGTTTGGTGGACAAAATTCAATTCATGGAACTGAAAGTTCAGAAGATGCTTAGTGAGTACTACAAAGAACTCAACCTCATCCCAAGAAACAACAGCAGATTAGCCTATCAAGTACAGCCCAGAGCAGCCATGATGGTTGCCATGACCAAAGAGATGCCCGTGGTAAACGTAGCAAGGTCTTTCGGGATGAACCACGCAACCGTGCTGCATCACAAGCGCAAGCATAAGGCGAACCTAGAGCATTGGGCAGGATACAAAGACAACTACGACCTAGCGAGGTCGCTGTGTGACACTTGGCTGAAGAGAGAAAAAATACAATCCGCTATATCGCGGGTAAACAGAAGAATTAAAACGCTACAAGGTGTAGCAGAACAATTAAATCAAAGGTTAACAAATGAGCAACTACAAGTTCAAAACAACGAAGATTAAAGGCAAGGACTACGTAGAAGTCAACGAGCGAATCAAGTTCTTTAGGCAAGAAGACCAATACAAAAACTGGAGTCTAATAACGGAGTTCCCGTTGCTTGAGTCCGATCAATGTGTGTGCAAGGCATCAGTAGCAGACACAGAGCATCGCATTATAGCTACAGGTCACGCACACGAAGTGCATGGAAGCAGCATGATTAACAAGACGAGCTTCATAGAAAACTGCGAGACATCAGCCATAGGCAGAGCATTAGCAATGCTGGGCATAGGCATAGAAACTTCTATCGCTTCAGCCAACGAAGTGTCAGATGCTATCGCAAAGCAAGAGAAGTCAGAGCCCGAAGAGAATATGATGGACAAGGCCGTGGCATACCTGAAGTCTCAAACAGACAAGAAAAAAGCCTTTGATTTAATCATAAAGCAGAAAGGCGATCAGCTCACAGAGAAGCAAATAGCAGGGCTGAAGAAGTTTGTTAGATGAATAAAGTTGATAGGGTCAGGACAGACCCGAAAGAGTATGCTGCATTTAGAGCATCTGCGTTGAAGCTAAAGATGAAGAAGTCATGGGTTGCTACATCAGATAGTAACCCAGACTTCTCTGGCCTCTTTTTCATAAAGCACAAAGACTTCGTGGGTGACATAGATATCGCAGAGTTTTTCATCAACTCCAAGGGCAAGAAATTTTGGCTTACGCCAAGCGATCCCACGCATTGGGCGGAGATTGAAACATACGAATACAAAGACGAAGAAGGAAGAGCAATTTACGACTAATGAATATACCCGAAGAACTAAAGAAACGATACGACAAGTCACACCTGTCCTACTCATCAGTAAAACAGGCGTTAGGTGATATGGCTCAGTTTGACCGATACATGAAAGGTGAACTTATGTACAAATCAGACGCGCTTGATTTTGGTACGTTGTACGACATGCTGCTTTTCGAAAGAGAAAAAGCAATGAATCACTACGTGGTAATGTCAGAGACACACATCATGGCACAGCTATCTGACAGAGCGAAAAATACCAAGAAACCATCTATGACTTCAGAGTATAAGGCGGCAGTACAGCTCTTGAAAACGCAAAGCCTTCAGGAGGGAAAGACAATCGTATCACACGATGATTGGAAGATGGCAAACGATATGATTGACCGCCTTGCTACATGTGGCTTACTTGACACCTACCTAGCGGGCGACTACCAAGTAGGCTTTCTCGAAGAGATAAATGGAATACAAGTAAAAGGATTCCTCGACTGCCTTGGTAACGGATTCATCAGCGACAGCAAGTCTGCTCGCAGTGCAGAGAAGTTTCGGTACGCCGTGAGAGACTTCTGTTACGACATACAGGCTTACATATACACGAAGGTTTTTGGAATAAAAGACTTCTATTGGGTTGTGCAGGAGAAAACTTATCCGTACCTTCCAGCGCTTGTCAAGTGTACAGACGAGACAATCTTTGTGGGAGAAATGAAATTCAATGATGCAATAAACAGGATCAGAACCTTCTTGAGAGAAGACTACGACCCAACAAAAGATTACTTACAGTATGAAGTTTAATGACAAACACACGGAAGAGATTTTTGAAGGTCTCATACCAGTAATTCTATTTATTTTAATCTTTATAATCCTCTAATCATGAGTGAAAAGAAAAAGTACGAGAGTGTTCTCGTAGGTTGGGCTGATGAGCCCAGCTACAATGAAAACGGTGAGTTGATGGGGTGGAGTTTCCGCCTCAAGGACAACGAACTGAAAGACTGCGTTGACCAGTACACCACCAAGCGTGATGCGAATGGTCAAGGCGGTAATGTGCGCTTCAAACTATTTATGTCTCAAGCGGGTAAGGCATGCCTTAGCGTGTGGGACCCGAACAGCGAAGCTGCTCAGGAGCGCCGAAACAATCAGGCAAAAAACGGTAAGGCTACTGACCTTCCGTTCTAGCATAGGAGTAAAAGGGTTTACGCATCGATTGGGGGTGTGGGCTTGAGCTCCACCCCCTTTCTTTCCCCTTACGCATGGGCAAGCCTATATACTACATGACCGCTACGGTCAGATTCCACAAGAAAAAATTCTTACAGAAGAGATCGGTATGGATCGTAAGTAGGTACGATAACCCAAAAGATATCATGGCTTACGACCAGTGGACCATGGCGCGTCTTGATAGGGAGCTGTTGCCTCCCAAGGCCAAGAACAGAAGAATAATAATACAAGGGATAGAATCAATCAAACAAGTAGGAACTACTTCCGATGCGAGTAACCATCTATAAAAACATCTTCAAGAAGGCGAAGAACGATGCATACACAGTCGCTATTGCAGATGCTTTAAGAAGAATCAAAGAAGGGAGTTCTGAAGAGACAATAAAAAAGATACGGGGAGGGGACAAGAGTTTTAAGAAAAGCCTGCCAGTTGTCTTGTTTAGCGGAGAGTTTGGTGATAGGAAAGACGAGGGGATTGAAAAGCACAGCTCCTTTGTGGTGTTAGACTTTGACCACATTGATGTAGTAAAATCAAAGCCAATACTTGCAACTGATCCATACGTGTATTCGTGTTGGATATCTCCATCAGGTGATGGATTAAAGGCTTTGGTAAGGATTACCAATCCTGAACGCCACAGGGACCATTTTAGAGCCCTTGTAGACTACTTCGACAAGCAATACCAGCTAGATGTAGACAGCACGGGAATAAACGAATCTAGAGCCTGCTACGAGTCATACGACCCTGACATTGTAGTAAACGAGAGCAGTCATCTTTTTGGCGCCTTTGCATCTGAAGAAAAGAAAGAACAAGTAGCATCATCTCAAGCGATAGACTATACCGACTACGTCAAGCTAAACTTAGCGGCGAAGATGATACGTCAAGCTCCCGACGGGGAAAAACACAATACGCTTTTACGTGCGGCTAGGCTATGTGGTGGGTTCGTGTCTGCTGGCAGGATGGAGGAGCAGGAGGTCATTCGCGTACTCACCAGGGAAATACTTAAGCGCGACGTTGAGGATGAGGAGCACACTATACGCACAATACGTGAGGCCTTAGATAAAGGAAAGCAAGATCCCATCACGGTCACCATAGATGACGAAAAGAAAGTCAGAAGGGAGCTGTTGATTAACGACGGGGATATGTCCTTCATATCATCCGATGACGAAGACTTCAGGTGGATTGAGGATTTTGCTGAAGGTAAAATACCCATAGGGTTAGATACAGGAGACCCTGAGCTAGATAAATACTTTAGATACAAGAAGGAGTTTGTAATCATCAATGGTCACAGCAACGTAGGTAAAACCACGATGGCATTGTACATGATGATCAACTCCACGGTGCGCCACAAATGGAACTGGGTGGTGTACTCTTCGGAAAATAGAACGGCTTCTTTGAAGATGTCATTAATTCAGTTTGCCTTAAATAAGAACATATCTTCTATGACTCATGCCGAACGCAAGAAGGCATACGAGTGGCTGGGCAAACACTTTACGATTATCAGCAACAAGCAGATATACAGCTACTCTGATATTATCCTGTTTTTAGAAAAGATACTTAAGCAGCAGCCAGTGGACGGGGTCTTTGTTGATCCATACAACAGCCTGAAGTTAGACATGAAGAACAGCTCTATTGGGGTGCATGACTACCACTATGAAGCTGCCTCAGAGTTTTTGACTCTATCTACCTCTCAGAACGTAGCAGTCTGGCTGAACATGCATGCCGTGACAGAAGCGCAACGCAGGAAAGGAAGCGATGGCTTGCCGATTGCACCGTATGCAGAGGACACAGAAGGTGGTGGAAAGTTTGTAAACAGGTCGGATTGTTTTATGACGATTCACAGAAAGGTGCAGCATCCCATTCCGTCTGATAGAAAGATTACAGAACTTCACATACGTAAAGTGCGCGACGTAGAAACGGGCGGAGAGCCAACGCCAATCGAAGAGCCAGTCAGATTTGAGATGAATACTTCACGCACAGGATTTAGGATGTACAAGACCCAGAAGGATCTGTTCGGTAGCCTAGATTTAGATGGTGGAAGTCAATCAAACTTTAATTTTCCTAGAAACGACTCGTTTTTGAACGAATAAGGTGTATATTTTGGTCGTGAAGCGTAGCAAAAAAGGAACTGCTAGACGCAAAACCGCCAAAAAAAAGAACTTAGGAAAGTACAAAAGCGGTTTAGAGAAGACCTGCGCTGATCTTTTGTCTGGATCTGGACTTAAGTTTTCTTACGAGCAACACGAATACGTCCTGCTTGATAAGTTCAGATACCCAGGCACGTACTTGAAGATGACGTCCAAGGCGAAAGACCTCTCCGACAGGAGCAATAGAGTCGTTTTACCAATTAAATACACACCAGACTTCGTTGGACCAGGCGAGGGATGGATAATCGAAACCAAGGGGTACACTCCTTCGCATCATGATTTTCCGATGCGTTGGAAGCTGTTCCTCAATCACTTGATAGACTCAGGAAAACCAGTCCCAGCTTTGTTCATTTGCAAAAACAAAGGTCAGATAGAACAGGCGATAGAAAAGATTAAAGAACTAGGGTATGGTAAACAAAGAGCTAACAAAAGAGCAGCTAGCCGAAAGCTACTTAATAGCGACGATAAGGCTGCATAGTATAGTAACAGACTTCTACGAAGATCTGCATGACAAAAACGGTAGCCCCTGCATAAACCCAGGCGTTGTCGCCAACATGCTGATCGTCATGAAAGTTATGCTTGATCACGAATTAGACTTAGTAAAAGATGCATGTTACGAACACTTTGAATCAAATTACGATGAAGGAGAGCAGGCGAAGATACTCTTCGAAGACGGGCTGGGTAGCTGAAACGCGCTTCAAAAGAGCGGCAGAAGAGCTCGGACTAAAAGTCATGAAGAGCCGCAGCTCGGAAGACATACACATGCATGTAGACTATTGGTTGAGCTTTGAGGGTGGGTCAAATCACGGGGTGGACGTGAAAGGAAACAATCTACCTGACGAGATATGGTGCGAGTTCAGAAACGTAAATGGGAATCCTGGATGGATGTACGGCTACTCCAGCATCGTAGCATTTGATATGCCTGAAGAGGGAGGCTTCTGCGTAGTAGATACCAAAGACCTAAGGAAGTACTGCGAAGATCACGTAGAGGACGTTATGGTTACAGACAAAGCTGACGCATACAAAAAGAAATATCAGAGAAAAAACAGGGAGGATGTAATCACTAGAATTAATCTGTCCGACCTAAAGTCTATTAGCTCTTACAGGACCTGGAAGTACAAGACGGATTACTAAGCCTTACGGTTGTGTGCTCTGCGTATGGCTTCTTTACCAGCCTTAGCTATCCTAGCTTGCTCTAGCTTCTTAGCGACTTTAGCTCGTTGCTCAAGAACTGTAAGGATCTGTATCTTTCTAGCAAACGGTTTATTGACCCTCTTCACTTTGGCTACCGTAGCCCTAGCGTCAGCGGGGGTAGCAAACTTTATCCGAACAGTGTCCTTCGGATTTTCGTCAGTATACAGCCTCCTGTCTGATCCCTTGGGCTTCTTGCCCGTACCCACCTTGGGGTCTCTCTTTTTAGTTCTCATCTCTTCTTGACCCTCATGCCTTTTTTCTTCTTCTTCTTTGGCACAACACCGCCGTATCTGTTCAGACGTTTAGTTTGCTTACCATATGCGCTCAAAGGCAATCTTACAGCGTCTGGGTCCATCATGAATCTTTCCTCTAGCAGAGTCATAGCCTGATCCTTGCTCAACCCCAGCTCTTCAAAAAGCTTTGCGTACTCATCTGCCTTGTCGTAACCAGGCAAGTTTTCAATTCTAGAAACATCTTTAGCGCTACCAACATTTCGAACTCTAGTCACGTCATCCACCAAAGCCTGACTGAATATATCATCTGCTTTCCTGCCAAGCCTGAGTCTTTCTGAAATCTCTTTTGCCATGGCGTCATCAAGCAAAGCATCGGATCTAGATTGCAAGTTTATTAGCGCCCCAGAGTCTTCTGCACCAGCCTGCTTAATCGCTCTTTCAGATACAAACTCAAGGTTCTCTTTGGCTCTGCGTTCAGCCAGCTCGTCCATAGGGTCTAACGCCTTGAGCACGATATCTCTTGGCGCCATGTTGTCAAGCTGAGTCTTGGGTGTGTTGCCTATAAACTTGGCTATTTGCTTGATCCCAGCTTTACCTATTTGAGAAAAAAACTTTGGTCCGCCAATCGAGAGGATGTCAAACAACGGGTTTACTGACCTTACCGAACCACCATGACTAGCAGGGTAGCCCAATGTATTTATTTCCTCTTGTCTTCTTACAGAGCTCAATCTCTCCGCATCCTCAAGGGCCTGCAATGCTTTAGGGTCAGGCATCTGAACAGATGTTGACTCCGCTACTGGTCGGTGGACACCGCCATGTGGATACTTCTTTATCTTCATCGCTTCGCTTTCTCAATCGTTCTACCTGCAAAGTATGCACCAAAAGCTGTGAGCATGAGCACTTGCAACAAGTCTATGTAGCTGTCCTTTACATTGAACGGCCAGTTATCCAGACTGTCGAGGATCATGGTAATCATGAACATGCTCATCAAAGCGATCAGGGTGATGGGACGAATCAACTTAGCAAGCTTTACATCGCTGCCCATGTCTGCCTTCCATCGCTCGGTTACGTTCTTCTGGAACTCTATCTCTGCATCTACCATAGCTGCACCTTCATCGGTATTTACTTCGGGATCTTTGTCAATCAGATTCTTTACTATCCCCAGAGCCCCCTGGTCTGGCAACAGCTCCCCTACCGTGTCGAGTACGTTAGGCGCCTTACTCTTTAGCCAAGCCCCAAGCTTCGTGTTTTTTATTTTCTTCTTCTCACTCATCTCTCTGTTGTTAGTGGTACAAATATACCGTTGTATATATCTCTTGCTCTTTCTTCTGAAAGGCTTACGTTGCCTTCAGACTTTGTCATGCGACGCATCTTTTCTATAAGAAACTCCTCTGGAACACCCAGTCTATTTGCTGCTCTTGCGAACTCTCTAATCTCTTCTTCTATTTTTTCTAGCGCATCGTTTGCCAAATCAACAGACTCTTGTTCATAAAAGTCTGTTTCATAGTCAGCGTTCTTCTTTCTAAGGTCTCTTGCATCAGCCATACGCTCGCCCAGAGCCTTGGCTTTGAAGCCAAATTGCTCTTCAAAGTCCACTTCAAACTCTTTTAAGCCAGTAGCTTGACCAAACAACTCATTGAGTTTTTCTTCAGAATTGTAGATTTTACGCAAAGAAGTAAACGTACCAGGCTCTAGCACTTCGTACCCATAGCTCAGTATCTCTCTTGTTTGGTTTGAGAAAGAATCTTCTGGGTTGTATATCTGCCGACCATAATCATCTTCGTTTTTCAGCAAATTAAATCCTCTTCTCGTAGCAATGTCAACGCCAACAAAAGGTTCAAGCACAGCTAGATACCCGTCTATAAAGGCGTTCATGCTAACCTCTCCGTCTATGCCACCCTCTGACAGGGCGATAGCGTTCATGACTTTTGATATGCCGCCAAAAGGATCTGAAGCGGATAGGTCTCTGTATCGGAACTTTCCATTTTCAACTCCGCTGCTAGCATAAAGGTCGCTGTTTTCAGACCAAAAAGGTAAATACATCCTAATGTCCTTTTCTCTTTGTTTTTCTATCTCGGTAGCACCTGGATTTAACGCTCCTGCTACACCCATAAGTCCAGCACCCGCAGCCGAACCGCCATATGCTATCAATCCAGTCTTTGCGCCTTGGTAGGTAGTAACGCCAGCCAGTCTTTTGGCCCCTATCTTTCTTATCTCTGGGTTATCTGATCTTATTTCCTTTTGAGCCGTATCAATAATGTTGAAGGCAGTTCTGTATGACTCAGCCTGGAAGCTTACAAAGTTTCCTATGACGGGATTCAACTTCAAGAATCTAACAGCTTCGGGTGTCCTGCTGTAAGTTGGATAGGTGTTTTTTACTATTTCTGCAACTTTAGCATCCAACTCTTGTGATTGCTGCCCTGTAAGCTTGGATGGCTCGACCCCGTACTCCGCATTTGAATAACGGGATACTTCGTTTTCGTATGCAATTATTTTAAAGAAATCGTCCTCAGCCTGATACAAATCCTCGGCAAACTTTTTGCCTGACTGAGCCATTTTTTTTCCTCTGCTGTCAAGCCTAGAGGAAACGATATCGTCAAAGCTGCCTTCTTCACCAAGCATAGATCTTACCTCTCCCAGCCCCACATTTTGCTTTACAATACCTAAGGATATGTACTTCTGCATCTTTGCATTTAAATCTGCATCAGACATGCTGCCTAAATCATTCCTCACGGTATTGAACGTCTCACGAATCATCGTAAGATCTGTGTGACCATTGGACCACATAAAGCCCAGGTTGCCCAATACGTTCTTAAAGTGAGTTCCAACAGATCCAATCGTTTTTGCCCATTTAACCGAACCAGTAACTTTAAGCCATCCGCTAAAAAAGTTGCCCATAATCTTTTCTGATGGACCGCTAAAGTCCATATTGGCTCCAGCTTTATTGAACTCTTCGGCGACTTCTTTTGTGGTATAAAGACCGTTCAACGGGCTCAAGGATTCGCTACCTTCAGATGCTATTAATGTGTCAAAAGCTCCTTGGGGTTGATCAAATAAATAAACACCCTTGCCTTTGTCTCTTATTGTCGTTAGCGCTCTATGGTTCTCTGCAAGTTGAGATTGTCGAAGAATAGTTTGAGCGTAGTTTTGAAGAGGATCACTGAACTCCCCCATCAACGCCCTAATCTCTACAGGTATTTCTTTTCTTTCCTTTAAGACGTTTAAGTCCTTGCTAGCAAGCTTGGGGTTACCAGCAAACGAATTACCGTCTCTGTTGAGAATGCCCGACACTTTAGCGTCAAGACGCTGCTCAAGCAACTCCTCAAACTTTAGTTGATCAGGATTGTTTTCTGCTGTGTAGGTTTCAGAGCCAAAAGCATCTCTTTGAGCGAGATCTACTACTCCTTCGTAGTTATCAGCTCTAAGCCTCAGCTTTGCTTTGTTGACTATCTCTTGCCCCTCGGCAGAAGCAAGCTGATTCTTGTATCCCCTCTGCTCAAAAAGCTTGTAGGATCTCGTAAGGTATGTATCAAGGTTTGACAATACTTTGTCCACCTCGCTCATCTTTACAGCTCCTTCATTTACAAGCCGCAAAGACAGGTTGTCTACGTTGGTTCTCATCTCTCTCGCAAGAGAAATAGACTGGGAGTTCATAAGCTCCCCAGGCTCTCCGCCTCTGAGTAAAGCATCAAACTGCTGCGCCCAATCATTTCTGCTTTCTTTAGCAATAGAAGCTTCTATCCTTCCAAATTCTTTTGCGTGAGCCTGCACCTTGCTCATTTCTGAGCTGATAAAAGCCTGCTTAGCTTCTACTGCATCAAACACCGACCTAGGGTTTAACCTACTAGCACGAAGCCATTTGCGTTGCAGCTTCGTTTTGTTGTTTAAAACATCGGCAAGAAACTCTTTAGGGTTACTAAAGCTGTATGACTTTTCAAAGTACACACCCTCCGCTTCTTGTCTTTGCCTCAAAGACCTAGCCTCTTGAGTCTGCTGAGATCTCATGGTTTGAGTTTCAGCTGCTTGCTGTTGATCTGCTGCCTGAGCAGCGTCTATCTCCGCTTGGCTTACAGTAGCTTCTGGTGAGGCGGGATCTCCTGTTAAGGATGGCTCTACGGGAGCTGTAGTGGGGGCTTCTATATTTTCAACTATATCGTCTATCTCCGACCTCAACTTCTTTCTTACTGATTCAGCGCTACGATTAGTGCTACCATCCAATCTCTTCAGCCTAGTCTCCAACTCTATAAGCTGTGCTCTCTGTTGATCAGAAACACCTTCTGGCAAACCGTTTTCTATCTGAGCTCTTTCCAACTTACCCTCTACAAATCCAAGCATCCTTGGATCGTTGTCTACCCTTATGTTTGTGTTTAGGAGCTGTTCATTGGTGGCAGTTTCTATGAAGTCAGAAAAGCCATCGGCGTCAAGCCTGCCATCATTTATGAAATAGGCTTTAGTGTTGTTGGCTGATACCAATCGTTCAATCTCTCCATTCAACATTTTATCTCGCCTCATTCCTACATAGGTAGAAGCAAGATTAGTAGGGCCAGTCGTGAATAACGAAACACCAGCCTCTATGCCTGTTTCAAGAGGGTCTTGCTCCTGACCAGCCACGGATCGAGCGAGTGACTCCCCTCCAGCTCCAGCCGCAACCTCGCCTGCAAGCTCGCTAGCCACAAGAACTTTATCGCTAATTCTGTTTGCAACTCTTAAAGCCCTCAAAGCGTTGCTAGCTACAGCGCCAAATGCGGCATCCACAGTCATAACCGTATTGCCTCTAGCTACAGCTCTATTCCTAATCGACTTATACTTTTCGTCATCTGAAAGGATCTGAAGTATAGCTTCTGGCTCAAAATCTAAGCCAGCTTTTTCTAGTTCTTCATTGAGGAACTCAGCTGATGACATAACTATATCGACTTCTCCATTGATCGCTGCCATAGCAAATGGGACTGACATTGCACCTCCAGCGAGAGCTCCAGGCACAGCGCCTAAGGGCCCGCCAAATGACATGCCTATTCCTCCGCCTGCTACAACGCCCGTGGTTAAAACCTTTAAGCCAGATTTTATAGCCTCAGGGTCGATCATGTTTAGACCGCTCTGCAACAAAAACTCTGGCACTACGCTAGGATTTTCTAGCATTGCTTTTAGCCCACCAAATGCATTCCCTCCATCAACATATTCCCTTGCACTCTTTAGAAACTCTTTCATCGCTGCGCTCTCGCCATACTGATCAATTCTCTGCTGGTGCTCAAGCATAGAATTATAATACGCCTCTACTGTTTCTTCATCAGGACCAGCAAACATAGCCCTGGTTTCGTCTATCGTTTTGAAGTTGCTGAAGCCTACAGCTAGAGCCCTTGAGTATTGATCGAATAGACCGCCAACAATTGGTGTTTTGTTTACATTATTTCCAAGATTGCCTTGAAGAAACTGCCTCTCTGGCTTGATACTAATATCATTAAACCCGAACAGGCCAGGTCTTACAGTGAAGTCCAAGGCTCCATCGCCTTGACTTACCAGCTGATCTGCGCGTGACGAAGCAACCGTAGAAGGACGGGCCGAAGGAAAAGCCTGCTGTAATTCCTGATCCCCCGCGACCCCCTCGAACGGTACGGTCGATTCTTTTTTTTTTACGCCGAAGTAGTCCTCAGAAAACTGAGACAGGTTGCCCAAATCGAAAGGGAGCTGTTCTTCCATAGAAAGTCCTTGAAACAATCTACCGATGGGGCGCTCTCCAGAAACATACATCTGCTTGAATGAGTCTTGCGTAGTGCCCTCAGGGAAAAGGGAGGAGTAGTTCTGATTCTTACTCAAGTAATCATACAGCTGTGAAAACTTATCCTCCATTACTTAAATAAATTTTTGTTGTGAATTAAAAACAACTCATCAATCGATATGTTACCCCCAAATGGGCTTGAAAGCAACTGATCAATTCTGTTTTTAGATTGCTGGTCTTGAGTGATGTTAATGAAAACAGCAGGTATGCTTGGATCTGCAAACCCATGAAGCATAATGATCTTTTGACCCTGTTCATCTATGAAGGCAGATATTTTTTTAGGTGCCTCAACTATTTCTTTGGCATCACCTGGAAGCTCTTCATATACCTGTTGACTCTTTGGTATTGGCTTACCATCCTCATCGATCGTTCTCTTTATCCTTTTTCCTGGCTCTCTTGTGTACTGATCCGTAAGGTATTGAGTCAATTCAAAACCAACATTTAATGTAGGCATTTCAAAGGTGCTTACATCAAAATCTTCTCCAACCTCAACCCCAGCCCCTTCGTAGATCTCAGCATCAAAGTCTGAAAGCGGTAAAGAAGAGATTTGAGAAGCGCTTTCCAAAATTGCGTTAGCCTCTTGTCCCTTCCTAACTTCAGTAGAGGTCGCCTTAGATTTAGCGGAATCAGTAAAGGGTGGGGCAATCCCAATCAGCGCGTCTTCGAGGTCCTGGAGATAATTGTTTCGATCATCGTCATCTAAAGTATCAGCCGATACGTTACCGCTGTTTTCAGTTAAATAATCATTCTTGGCAAAGTTTCTAGCACCCCTCATGGCATTGCTATTACCTATTGCCTCATTAAAAACCATGTTGTGAACACGTTGTCTAAACTCTGATTCTTTTTCAAGCTCTGAAATAGGCAACTTCTCTATTTGCCTGTATATAGTGCCAAAGTCTTTGTTGTATAGAGTTGAAACACCAGCATACCTCTGATCGTCACTAGATCCGCCAACGTGAAGCTCTGATACGCCTCCAGCATACGCTGCAACAGCTTTGTCAATTTCATCTTGATTGCCTCTGATTTCACTTAGTTGCTTGCCATTAGCGTTAGCATACATCTCTATGGCCGTGTTTTTAGCCTCTTCTAATTCAGGGCTTAATCCAGTTTGGGGGCTCAAAGCACTGATGAGAGATGTTTGAATGTATTTTCTTTCAGCTTCTAAATCTGAAAGCTGACCTTGAACCCTTTGCGATACTACATTATCAAGTATGCTATCTATGTTATTCTCATAGAAGGTTAGCGGATCTCTACTAGCAAGTGGAGCTGTATATGCAGACAGGCTAAATTGACCCATCTGTATCTCTCTGTCATAGAAAGGGGCATCTTCGATTGGACCCGTGCCAACAATGGTTGGCTTACCAGTATTTTCATCCATCTCAGGCCCGTAGTATGAAGCTACGATGGTATTTCCGTCACGAGTAAGGCTTGTAGGATCAAAAGCACCAAAGTTTAATCGCTTTACAATGTTATTCAAATCTTGCTCTTTGCCAGTCCATTGTTGACCATCGATGCTCTTGATTCCATATGTGTAATCAGCAAACTCGCCTTGTCTTTCGTCCAAGAAATCATGTGTTGCTTGAGCCCTGGAGTAAAAAGTCCCTAGCTGATCTTTGAAACTAGTCAACAGCTCAGGGTTTTCTTCAAATTCCTTTTGAGCAAAAGCTTTTACGGCCACCTCTGCATCATCGTAATTGAAATCGCCACTCAATCCAGCAAGCTCTGCCTGTGCTTTGCGGCCCGCTTTCAACTGATCTTGTTGAGCATCGTAAAGATTCTTGGCGCTTAGCCTCTGCTCTTGAGCCAACCTCAAAGCCAGCGATTGCTCAAACTGTTCTTGCCTCTGTGCTTGCGCCTGTTGTTGCGCCATGAGAGGAACTACACTTCTTATAGCATCAGCAAAAGTAGTTCTCTGAACGTAAGGTGTTACACTTTCTGACATTACGCTGTTTCTTCATTGAATTGTGGCAAGCTAAATACAGCGTCTACAGCTTTGTAAAAAACCATCCAGTCTTCTTCGCTGAGATCTTTACCAGACTTAATCTTTTCTGTTACTGTATCGTACTCATCGTGAATACCCTTTGCCTGCTTTGAATTAAGTATGTATTCCTGACCCGTAGCTTCTGCTACTTTCTCACCATTGTCCTCGTCTATGACAGCTCCGCTTTCCATAATAGCGAACTTCTTTTTGTCGTGGTCTTCTGGGCCATCGAGCTTTTGAACTACGGGCTTACCCCCATCTTCCATAACCTGAGCAAGCTGAAGCCCAGCGGCTAAGCTCTCTGGAAGCGAAGAAGCAAGATCCGCCTCTGTTTGTCCAAGGTTAGCCTGAGCTTGCGTCAAAGCATCTTGATTTAATTGTGCCTGGAGCAATGCAGCCTGCTGAGAAGCAGCCGCGTTAGCAGCATCTATCTCTGCGGTCCGTTCAGCCGCAACCTGCCTTCCTTGTAGCTCCCTAACAAAGTCCATGTCCTGGGTGGCAGTTTGAGCCTGTACACTTTGACTCGCAAGAGGTGTAGCCCCCGCCATAAGCGCTCGCTCACCTCCAGTACTAAGGGCCTCTAGGGTCTGAGCCTGAACTGTCTGCAAGGGCTCCATACCAACAGATCGGAAGCCAGTCATCATGGCCTCTAAGTTTGCATCGTCCTGACTCTTCTTGTATCTCTCTTTAGCCAGATCAGCTACTGACCCCCTGGCTTCAGCTTGTGCTCGATTCACGTCTGATTGAGCGTCATCACGCGCTGACTCAGCAGAAAAATAGTCCGCTGCTGCGCTACCAGCAAGAAGTGCTATAGTTATGGGATCAATCGCATAACTCAATCCTGGGAAGTCGAACCAAAATAAATCCATCATGATTTACAAATTTAACGATTTTGACTTAAACGTGAATTACTGCGCGGCTGCTGGGCTGACTGCTTCTTTTTTGTAACATTTTGACTCAAGCTAGCGTCCAAATGAGAAAGGCTGTAGTCCAAGTTTATGGCATGCAGCTCAATAGCCTCGGTAGTAGTAGTGCTTAACGATACTCTTGCATATGGCCCCCTCATTTTGTCTCCATTTAAGGCAGAAGTAGACTCAACAACTAAAATTAAACCCAAGGAAACACCATCATCTTCTGGAAGAAAAATAGCGTCAATAGAATCTTCATTATAATAGAAATTGTTGTTTGGGAATTGAACCGTAAGGCTACGATCCCCCAAACCAACAGCTTTCATGGTAGCACCCTCTATGACATTGACTAATTGCTCTGATCCTACCGCACCCTCAATAGTTTTTACCGAAGTATTGTTAAGCAAATTAGTAGTATGGGGAATATTAGGCGGTATGCTAGAGTTATAGTTGAGCCTAACAGTCGCAATTGTTTGTTCGAGCCCAATGACATCTACACTAGAAACTCTTTGACCTATAGAAAAAATATTTTTAGTTGAGTTCTTTGTGTCTCTACGTATTGCAGCATATTGAAAGCCCTCTCTAGATCTAAAACTACGGCCGCTGACGGGGTTTAAATTACCGACAGGCGCTTCTTGACTCGCTGAGCTGTATTCATCATTCGTAAATACAGTTGCCGTCCAATCGGGACTGTTGGTTTCTAAAGAGATTGAGTTAAACGACTTGATGGCAGAAGGGTCTCGATTCGAAGCGACTTCAAGGCTACAACCTAAGCTATCGCCATAAAAGTTACACCTAATCTCGTTGACGTCGTGCTTGTATATACCATTTTCTTTTGACGAAATCATGGTGTTCCCTACGGTGCCATAGCAGGTAGGCTCAAAGCTGTACCTGGTGGTCCACAAATTGTATTTGTCTGAGTATGCTATGGTCATTATTCGTCTGGATCAAATGTTACACCTAAGTCAAGGTCGGTTGTATATTGACCATAGTTTGCCAATATGGTAAGCAAATCATCAGTGCCAGTAAGACTATCGACGTTAGAATCGCTAAGCAATTTTTTTAAAGTATTTAAGTCTATTGCTTTTAGCTTTAACAAAAGGCTTCTAATATCTCCCAAATCTACCAGCTCTCCATCTAGATTGTCGCCACTAACAGATTGCGAGGGAGAAGAAAGCTTTTGGATAAGGGCGCTAATTACTTTTTTATCAGAGGCAAAATCAAGCGCTTCGTTTACGCTAATAACTGAATCCTGATTGAGGTCTGTGATTGAACTTGTCAGTCCGCCACCAACTTCTACACCTAACTCCTCAGCGACATCATTGATGTCTATTCCTAAAGCGTCAAACAATTGCATAAACACCTCAAATGTGCCTACTTGATTATTCAAATAAGATGCAGCCTGAGTTACAAAATTCTCAGCATTTATTCCAGGTATCTCATTAATAGTAAGCTCACCATCTTCGTTCAGGTCTGGGACAATAAAGTCGCCTGGATTAGCAACCAGGGTTGGGTCATCCACTACTACTTGACCCTCAACTAATAGGTCTTCTACATCTATCACGCCAGAATTCAAAATATCTGCAACGGTAAGCAAGCCCGCTTCTATAAGGTCCTCTACCGTTGCGTCTGGGTCAACCGCTACTTGGCCCTCAACCAAAACAGTAAAGCCATTTTCTTCCAGCGCATCTATCGTAATCAAAGGCGGATAAAGCTCAAGAGCCAATAGATCCTCGATGGTTATAACACCGTCTAGGTTGGAGTCTGGAACAATCAAGCTATCCGCTATCTGTGGGCCAGGGTCTTGAACAGGACCTCCTGGTTGTTCAACAAGTTGCGGATTAGTGCCGTCATCAAATGATATCTCTTCAACAGATAAAATAGTTATGAGGTACTCTTCTTTTAGGGGATCGTATCCGCCCACCAGCCTAACCACGCCAGCCCCTCCCTGCTTTGCGATTATCTCATCTCTAATTAGAGCAGTTACGTTCTTATCAGAAATAGTAAGTAAGCCTCTTTTGGACTTCTCCATTTTGCAAATAGAAAAAGATCCCGTGCTACCAAAGTATATCTTGCTATCTATCTCGATTACGGAGCTTGGAGAATCAGAGCCTTTCTCTTCATCTACAAAGATTGCACTGCCCAATATCTCTTTTGAAGCGATGATATTTTGCCCACCTGAAGCGTCAGACAGTACGTTTCTATTCAAGGGGACTAGGCTTACCTTGTCTTTCTGTAGCGCAACCAGGAACTCACCGAAGTTTGCGAGATACGTCAGGTTGCCATACACCTCAGGCAGATCCTTGAAGTTTATATTGAACAGATTAAAGGAAGAAAACTTAGGCTTCTTTGACGAAGGGTCGGTAGGATCAGAGTAAGTGATTGATGACTCTCTAATTACCTGTCCAGCCGACTCAGATACTACGTTTGGCCTGCCTATAGAGTGCGAGTTAGATCTGAAAAGATCGCTAACCGACATGGTCTCTAGGTAAACAGACTTGAAGTTGGGTGTGGGGTTACCTATCTCTCCATCTTGGTCAAAAATTAAGTCGTTGAATTGACCAGAAGAAAACTCTCTTACGTTGACAGGCACCTTTCTAAACCACACATCACCCTTTGTTAGCGTAATAGTTTGAGGCTCGTGAACGAGGGCCGTAGCGTCAGCGTTATACTGCACAGCTCCAGTGCTACCGATTTCATAGTAGATCCTATCCTCTTCTTCGGCAGACTTCAAGGGGCTGTACAGCTCAAAGATGCAGTTCTTCCCCCAATTGTCTGACAATGCCGAAACAGCAGAATAGTTAAATCCATATGCCGAGGGGTTATTTTTCAAAACAACAAAAGCTCCAAGTTGATTCGTAGGAACAGGCACATTTGCCAAAGGATTATCTACGTTGTCCTCTAGTATTCTGTAATCAACCACCTCGAACTCAAAGCTAGAAGGAACGTATTCTCTATTTTCGTTTCCTCCGTTATCAAAAGATATAACTCTCAGCCTATCGCCCTCTTGATACTTGTAGATATTTAGCCCGCCATCAATGCCTCTTGCTCCGTAAGCAGTAGAGTAAGATATAGGGTGCTGCTGCAAGTAATTAAGAGACACATAGATGTTCTGGTTTGATTCAGAAATTTCTTGATCCTGTATCTCTTGGATAAAAGCGCCACCAGAAGAATACTGCACGAAGTTTCCTACGCTAGTATTTCTAGAGTACGCAATCTTGTAATTGTGTGCCCAGTCTGGAGGAGTATGGTTGAGCTGTAGTTCTACAGATACAGAGCCAGGAGGGCCTTGCCTTTCATCATTTGAGTACCCAGGTACATACGTAGTCACCAAAGGATTTACAAAGCCATGCCTGCCCCTTTGATCGTAGTATATGATTCCGAAGTCGTGGTTCGCGTTAGTCTTGAACGACCTATCCTCTATGTTCCTGTTGTTTATAAAGAAAAGAAGCGTAGATATTTCAGCGAAAGAGTGAAGCCTCTTAAAATCTACAATACCCACAGCAATTTGACCAGGCGGGAATTCAGGCAACTCACCTTCTGTACCGTTAAGGGGAAATAATGAAACGGTGTCGCCACTTCCTACTTCAACATTTCTCCTGTTTATTTGAGGAAGAGAAGATTGATACCTAAAGCTAACTCCATCAGAGAGATCTTTTTTGAACAAAACGCTTTTTGTGCCAGTGTAAAAAAACAAGCTTTCGTACCTGTTATTGGCCTCATTTCCCGTGTAATCGGGATCTGGGTTTACCGTTACCGAACCCTGATTAAACATAAGGGCATCATCGAAATCAACCTGACCGACATCAACCAGCTCGCCCTCCTCATTGGTATGCTGCACCACACCCCTTGCCCTGCCGCCTCCTGGACCACCCTCACCGTCTAACAAAGAAAAAGAAGATGGAGCGTCTGATCCAGTCAAGGCAACTAAATTAAAAGCATCTAAATAACCAACTTGACGCAAATAATTAGGCAATGTGTCTAATGAACTATCAATTCCTTCAACGTCTAAATTAAATGGGGTAGTGAGTAACGTCTCAAGGTATGTGCCTACACCCGTCTCACTTAAAAAAGTGTTTAAGGTGTAAGATTCTCCCGCAAGAATACCATTGAATAAAGCTTCTGCTGTCGGACGAGTCAAGACAATCCACCCCAAATTCTCTGTAACTGGAGATCCAAGAACAAACTCATCAGTATTTAAATTATTAACGAATTGATTGGGAGGAGCATGCAAACAGGTAACAGTTTGAACATCAAACAACCTATCTATAGCTATAATGAACCTTGGCCTTGTTACATCTTCATTTGTTATCTCAAGATCAAAGTCAGCTTTATATTCATTGACTATGAAAAAGCCTATAGGCACCATCGATTCTGGGTCAACTGGGCTAGCGCCTTGTTCCTGGACGGCGACAATAAGTTTAGACAGAGGGCTAGTCTCGTCATTGGGGTCAGCAATACGGCTTTGAGGTATTATCTGGCCGTCGGACAGAGGGATGTTAACGCTCACCTCAGAAATAGATCGGTGGCCGTTAGGCTGCAAAACTATTTTTGAAACGCCATCTTCTGTTGCTCCAATTATCTCATCATTGTTTATGAGATTTTGTATTTCTTGATCAGTAAGTTGCGCCATAGCCTATACGTTATCTCCGTTTTCTGTAAAGTCTCCATCGCCTCCAGCATCGTCTTCGGCCCCGCTGCCTGGACCTGGCGATATAATCAAACTTATAGCCCTAGCGACTGCATTTCTTCCGCCATCAGGGTAGTCAACCCCAAAACTAAAGTTAGCAGTAAAGGTAACTGGCGCACCTTTCAGTATCAAAGGCGCACCTGCGCTGCTTCCATATACAGCGAGAGTTGTATCCCCATCTACATCTACATTACCACCTCCTGATTTCCACGTTACTTGCGTTGAATTATTTACACCTCCTCCGCTACCAAAAGCAAAATCATTATCAGCGAGATAAGCCTCTCCAGCCGTACCAGCCTCTTGAACGAAAAGCCCTATTTCTTCATTGATGCCATCTATTAGCCCATCGGGGGCCTCTTGTTCTACAGCTCCAACCAATCTTGTCTGATGGTAAGAAGTTTCGTTGCCTGAGAAATTGTAAAGATGCCAGTTGCCTTCTGGAGCTATAGTAATCGTAAAGTTCACAGTGTCTCCTGCGCTGTAAACATCAGGGATCTCAGAGAGGTCTAATTCGAATCCAGTTGATTTCTGACCCACTCCGTGCAAGCTCAAAGCAGGCTTCACTTTGATGTTCAAATCAACGAAGTCTTTTGGCCTGTCGGCATACTGCAAAGTGGCAATACATGAAGTTGTTACGTTGTCGTACCCGTCTAGATAGTTGCCGTACATAAGCCTGTTAGAAGCCACAGTTTGTGACTGCGCCTTTCTTGGCAAGTTGTCAAACTGCTTATTTACTTCTGACTCAGGGACACCTTTAGTAATTCTGTCATTTCTAAATGGAAATGTCGTTGCCACACCTGGCACAACGTCTACCTCATCTATGACAAAGAAGTTAAATGTATTGCCCTTACGCGCTAAGATCTTCACCTTTGCTATCTCCTTGCCCTGGGCTGGAATCACTAGGTCGCATTGATTGAACAAAGAGTGATCTACCTGTTGAGCTCCCTGACCAATAATTGTAGGCGGAAAGGCTATATCAGAGTAGCAGGATATTGCTGACTCAAAGCCGTCTTGATACACGTTCTGATACGCAAACTGGAAGCCAGGCTCGGTCTTGAAGTTGCTTGTTTTTCTGGAGCTGTCGTTAGAGAACGAAAAAGTTATCGGCTCTACGGGCGCTTTAGGACAGGCAGTTATGAAGTCTGCTTCGTCATATATTTCCTCTTGTGTTCCAGTATACCCGTGTATGTTATTTGTACCAATCACAAAGTCATATGCTCGGTATACATTTAACTTTCTTGGTTCATTGACGTTGTCTGTAAAGTATAGTATAGCGTCTTTCTCTAAGTCAGGATCATCGCTATTCAGGGTTTTTTTGTTGATGTGAACCACATCTCCTTTTACAAAACCCTGAGAAGGAAAATTGAACTGATTGCTTCTGTATATGCACCTAACTATTTCTATACCATCACCCGCAAGAATTCCTCTAGAGTCATAAGCCCAAACGCCATGATAAGTTGGATCTGAAGCAAAAACAAAAAGATATACTATGTCTGTTTTTTTATCCGTTACGCTGCCCACAATCCTTGAGCCTTCAAAGGGCCGTACGGGGCCATATTCCAACTCCTTGTTGCCCTTGATATTTTTAAGCACCCCTCTATTCCCTTCTTCTGAATCGCCAGAATACAGGTTCAAAGCGTCTAGAAAAGACGACTTCTTGACCAGCTTTGAGTCCGCATCAGAATCAAGCTGCCTAGGTGTAATCTTATCTATCGGCATCAGTACTTAGGTGCTTGCATAAAGTTTTTACGAATCGTCTTAAGTGCTTCTTCTTTTGTGAAGTTGCTGAGTCTAGCGTTGGCCTTTCTTCTCTCGTTGTAATACTCTGCCCTAGCTCTAGCTTTTTCGTTAGACGGAACAGATGCCTTTCTTTCTACGATCTTGTAGTACATGTAAGACCTCAGGGCTTCTTCTGCATATGCGTGGACCTCAGGGTCTACCGACCTAGCTTCATCAGCCACATACTCTAACACCACTTCCGTGTAGTCGTTATTGGTGTCTATCTCGATTCTGTTCTCATCAAGATTTAGCCTGTACTCGCCTGGCGTATGCCCCCCTCCAAAGCCATAAAGCCTGCCTGTTCCGCCCTGGTACAGATAGTTTTCAAATATATAGAAGCTCAGGTCGCCAGCATCTGGATCGTCAGAAGCACCAGTAGTAGACCCCTTGCTAGATTCCGTATCTAAAACTTTGTTGCTGGCAATCGCATGATCACCACCATCGTAAATCGATGTGCTATCAGAACCAGATTCTGATAAATCAGTAGGTGTTACGTATTGATTGTCTATCGAAAGAACTGTTGCAACGCCATCAGCATTGGCAGAATACTTGCGAGAGTAGTTGATGTACTTATTATTGCCAAACACCCTCAACACCCCATCCGTGTCTACAATGCCAATTTTAGACATATCTACAAAGTCGTTGGGCAGAGCAACGCTATTGTTTGAAGCAATCGGAAGCTTTATAGATTTGATTTTTTTGCCTAAATCAAAACCTATTTCTCTCACCCCTCTCAAAGCAAAGTTTCTGAGCGCCACATCAGAGACGTTACTAGCGTAATCATCTCCGTCCATCGTGAGTTTAAAATCACCAATGACTTGACTAAGTTTTACTTTATGCTGTGCCATTATTCAGAAGCTTCTTCTCTCGTTGCAAATACTGTTACATTGGGATCTCTTAATCTAACCCCTACTAGCTTAGCCATTTCTACAACTACTTCATTTAAGTAGTGAGCAGGCAACATAAAGTTTCTACTTGAAGGCCCAGGAAGCTCTGTGCCTCCGACTAAAAGCACATCTATGTTTGGTTGACCAGATTCAATCCCTCCATCAGCATTAAAAGAGGTGGGCTTGGCGTAGTACGTTATTTCTATGTCCCCACTTGCATCCTCTGGGAACAGCTCTATTGTAGTGTTAGACACAAACGCAACAGGAAACATATTGGTTGGTGAAGACAAATTGCTCACCAAAAGATTATCTAAATCCGCTGGATTGTAAACTATTTCACAGGGGTTGATATCGATAAGAACATTCTCATCTGTTGTGGCAACAGCAGATATAGATATGATCTTTGATAAGTCGTCAGGCTTTTGAAAGCTATCTGGACTTAAGCCAGATATAGAAATTGTTTCGTCTGCATCAAATGCACTCCCAACACTAATCGTCTCTCTTCTAACAAAAAATGACAGATCCTCTAGCTTTTGCTTTCTTTGAGATACATTGCCACCTGGATCGAAGTTTTGACGAGACAGCCGCTTAGAAGTTATGAGCTCAGAGAATATCTCGTTGTATATATTGATTTGAGCAAGTGGGGCAAACGAATTAAATACAGCAGGGGTGATAAAACCCTTCTGCTCCTTATTCATTAGGTCCTTCAAAGCATTATATACTTGTATTACGCTTACCATAACACAAATATACAAAAAACAAAAGGCAGCTATTTTGTGCCGTAAAACTTGTGTAGTTGCTTTGCCAGGTTGGCAGCGTTGTTTGCACCAATGTCGCTACTTATAATTCCAAACCTGTTTAAGTAAAACCTACCTATGTTGTTCCTTATTGAACCTACACCATTAACAACAAAATCTCCATCCGTTCTTCCTGGTGAAGAAGCCACCAGAGAAGGGTCGGTTATGTTTGTTTTAGCAGGTATCTTAGATATAATATTTCCGCTTCTATCGTGAAGAAATATATTGAAGTTTTTATCTCTTCTTATGATAAATACGTGATTCGCATCGTAATTGCTAGCATCTACATTTGAATCTGGTATTCGGGTAGATTTAGTTCCGTCTTCAGTAGAAACAGTGCTTGCAAAGGGAGCTATACCAGTGATCCCAGCATGCCTGACAGAAAACACGTCTCTTCTTGAAATTAACTCATCATTACCTTGATTAATAGCACCATTGTTTTTATGTCTGCCGCCAAACCCAAAACACTCTCCAGCAGAATCTGAATATAAAACGCCTATACCGTATAAATTAGAATCAGTAAAAGAGCCAAAATTAATAGCTGCATAAACCGTGTAATCCCCTGAGGTAACATTAAGATTAGACGCCATCTTAAATCTAGCGGTAGATCCAATAGTGACAGCCTTTTCTTTTAGAGAGCTTTCGTCAGAGGGGCCAAATACACCGCTGCTTACAAAAGTAAAATTACCAGTATCTACAGCAGCCGTGCCTGCATTTGGTATTGAGCTAATTGCACCACCGCCTTCTGCTATTCCAGAAATAAGCTCGTGGTTAAAATCTAATACAGGCAACTCTCCAGGAAACGTAATACCAGCTATAGTATTTTGAAACTTCAGCTTGGTTTCACCCAATGAAACCTCTTTAGTAAAGGTGTTGACAGGATTAGCAGGGATGACAGAGGTCACGTCGCTAATGTTATCGACTACAGCTTGATTGAAAGTAGACTCACCAGCAACCACATCAAACTTCATGATGTTTTTGGGCGTGTTTCTAGACAAAAAGTTTATGACGCTTTCAATAAGGCTAGCTTCCTCTCCTTCTTTACACGATACAGTAATGTTTGCTTTTGGGATCGACTCGCCCTCTTGAAGCAAAGAATCTTCAAATCCGTTGCAATCTTTAAATGTGAACGTAACCTTCTTTTTACCCGCCGTTATAAACGTCAGATTTTCAGATGGTATAGCCACCGTGCTCAGCCCTACACCCGTATCAGAAAAAGATGAACTGGTTTCTGACTCTGGCTCCCTACGAAAGAAGAAAAACTTTCTGTCCATGAAACAAATATACGAAACAAAAAAGCCACCCTTCGGTGGCCTTTTCTTTATGCTAGACGTTCAAGCCGTTCCTCTAGGGACGACAAGACGGAGGCGCCCTTTTCTGTCAAACAGAATCTAACCATTACATCTAAAGGATCTTGACCTACAGGTACCGAAACAATTAGGCTGTTGGCGTCAAACCAGTATACACCATTAGACTTTACATTAATGATTTGATAGTCTGCCGCCTGAGTTACAGTCGCTCGACATTGAACCTGCGGTGAATCAAATGCCTCCATAAACTCACTGGGCTTGCTTTTTGCAATGCGCAGTAAGTTAAATCTGATTTCAGTGGTTGGCTGATTAATGCCTACTTTGAAGTACAGGGCCATAGGTAGCAGCTCTTCAATGCTTTTGTCGCGCACCATCATGACCGCTTCGTTTACCAAGAACTCTTTATTGAGCTCCTTTTCAGCATCCTTCTTCTTGTTCACTTCCCTAAAGACAGACCCTCCATTTGCTTGGTTTTGCGGATGAGCCTCTATAAACTTTCTTAGGTTAGGCTTTTCCTTTGGGACAAACAGTCTACCGTCACGAAAGGCTACAGATTCACGACGTGCGTTGTCTGATTGCTCATCTCTAAAGATAGACTGTTCATTAGGGCAATACCTAATCTCTCTTACGCTGTCCGTTTCTTTGTCGTATATGGTAACTCCCTTCTGCGGCAGCATATACACAATTCCTCCACCGCGAACAATCTGATACTCTTTATGCTCGTTAACCTTTTCTTTTCTACGGATTGGAGCTTTCCTCTTTGCAGGGGCAGCAGGTGCTACTGCCTGTGCAGGTGCCTGGGCTTTTTTAGGTCTCCCAGGAGACTTCTTAGTTTGTGTAGTCATATTAAATTGAATTAGTAGTGCAAATATAATGAAAATAAAAAAGGCCCCCGAAGGAGCCTTTCTTATAACACATAAAGATATTAATCTCTGTCTAAGAAGACTTGTGCTCCAGTTCCGTTAGGATCGTCGGTTCCAATCCAACCAGTTACTTGCCATTGACTGTGAGCTGAGCCATCATGCTTTACAGCAACGCAACGCACGTAAGAGCCTACCTCTCCAGCGCCATTAGCTTCAGTTCCCGTCAAGTTAATCTGGTTGTCGTCAGCGCCAGCAACTAAGTAGAAAACACCTCCGTCTTGCGCCGTGTCAGCACCCCATGCACCATTGATGCCAATGCCTAAAGCCCCCACAAAAACGTCACCAGTTGTGTCGTCAGTGCTTGCAGTCAAGATGTCAATGCCTCCAGTATTCTCTGTTCCAATAAAGAACTCGTAGTACGTGCCAATATTAATAGCAGTAATTGCAGGAAGCGTCAAAGTAGTTGCCGCGTTAGAAGCAACATTAACTGTAAAGATTGTTCCAGACTGAGCAGCAGTCAAAGCATTAGTTGCTCCAGTCACATCTTCAACTTTTCTTTTTGGCCCTACATCTCTGCCAATAGCAGCGACTACAGATCCTGAAGTTCCTACGTTAGTGGAAATATATTTTCCGTCCTCGTCATCTGCAATAACAAGAAACTGATCCTTTCCAAAAGCAATAGCATTTGAAACGTCCTCCATAAATTCTTTTTCCTTATCAGTAGCGGTAGTAATCGTAATTGATACGTTACCGTTTACCTTGTCGGTAAGGAATTCAAACACAACGGTGTTAGCACCGTTGTGGTTCATTGATTGTAATGCTTCTACTGGAAGCGTAACAGCGTCATCAGCAGCGGCATTAAAGTACAAATATTTTGCAGCCATTTTTTTTAGTTTATGTAGTAAAACAAATCATACAAAGTAAAAAGTAGGGCCGAAGCCCCCTTTCTCATAATAGATTATTCGAAGACTCTAAAGACAAAAGAAACTTCAAACTTGCCCGCCACACTAACAGCAGTGGATGTTCTCAGCCTAAAGTTGACTTGAGTATCGTCTGTCCTCAAGGTAGTGGCAACACCCGACTCCAGTTCCGAAGTCATGTCCTTAACAGTATTAACCGCAATCGTAACTGCACCATCAAGAACATTATTCAGGGCGGTAGTATCGTTAATGATGTCATCAGGATCATCTGACTCAGTGCCTACCTCAAGTGAAATGTCTCCAGATGTTAGCGTAGGAGCCGCCAAAACTCTGACAAAAACCTTTTCAAGAACACTGTTTGCGGGCTGAGTAACGCCGTAAATAGCAGTGTCTCCGCTTCCAGTCAATCCATCATCAACGATAAATCGCCTAGAAACAACCTGAGGTCCTGGATATGATTTATTAATAGCCATAATAGTTTGTTATTATGAAGATTGAGAGTAGACCCCGAAGGGTCCACTCTCTCACTTCAAATTATTATCCCTTGATGAGTACGTGCTGATTAGCAGCGCGGACACACATAGCAATTTCAGATCTGTAGTGGAATACAGCCTGGTCAGTACCTGCGTCACCGTTGTTGGTGTGACCCAATACACCGCCACCAGATACCCAGTGCTCCATTTCACGAGAGTATCCGTTTGCCTCTTTGTAGTACATCGCCAAAGCAGGAGCCTTAGATCCTGTTCGTGGGTCAGCCACTTGAGACATAGGGCACATAACGCCTTGGAATGCTACGCCAGCTCCAGCCAAAGTAGGATCGTTCAACAATCTCCAGTCGTGCTTGTGGAAAGTGTAACCACCGCGAGTGAAGCTCTTGAATCCAAGCTGTACAGCCATGTCAGGAGAGTTCTGGAATGCACCGAACTGACCTGGGAGACCAGCAGTAACGCTAGTTGCGATACCAGATGCGAGCATGTCGTCGATAGCGAGGTCTTGCTTTCTGTTTACGTACATAGCGTACTCAGCAGGAGCGCCTTGACGGTCGAGCTCGATGATGATGTCGTCAAACTCAGCGAAAGAATCGAGAGGGTTAGCATTGGCGTTGCTCACCTGAATGCCTCTGTTTTCCAAAGCAGAGAAGTAACCCTCAGTACCAGCGATGTCTTTAGCTACAGCAGTAGAAGTATCTGCCTGCTTTTCACCAAACAACATAGTCAACTCACGCTGATCTTCAAAGCGCTTACGAGCATTAGCCTCTTCGTACATGAACCAACGGAAGTCACCGCCTCCGATGTCAATCCATCCGATGTTGGTTGCTTGTGAGCCGTTGACTTCGTAACGACCCTTCACAATCGCAAACGGAGACTGACGTCTCTTGAGGTCTTGAGTTACAAAGCGGTTAGGCTGATCAGAACCCTGAGCGTACATGTTACCAACGACGGCAAAAGTTCCTGTAACTACTGGGTCAGCAGAAGAAAAGGCTGCACCGTCCAAGCGAACAACAGTCACAGCATCACCATCCAAAGTGGAGGTTTCTGTTCTTTGATCATCAGTAACCAAGTAGCGCGCGCCATTAGCGACATTCATAATGATGTCGTTGTTTTGCAAGTGCTTAATAGTAGCAGGATCCTCGTTGGCTCCAGCAGTTTCAGCAGTTCCATCAGGAACAAAGACATCAGACTGACCAGATGTTGCGTCCAAAGTACCAAGGATGGTTCTGTGACGACGACCGATTTCCCACCAATCAACTTGATCGGCAGTTCCACCAGCGATAACCGCGCCAGTCATTTTCATGAATCCAGTGATACCTTGATCACCGTAAGTCTCAACAAGTTGAGGAATTACAAAATCCTTTGTAGGATCTAGCAATGTATCAATCGTAGTATACTTCTCAGGTGTCAGTCTATACTGAGCACCAGATGCTGTATGGTCTACGGTTGTAGTAGCTGTAGTAGCCATAATTTTTTAGATTTTAAAAGTTAGTCTGTTGGACTGACTGCCGAGAATATTTTTTAGCTGGTCAGCCAACGGATTGGTTTGTTGGTTTTGAACCACCTGTTGCGGACTTTCAGTAGAGACGTTAGCGGCTGTATCAACAAGAGTCCGCTGGCCGTCACCTAATCCTCTGGTGTAAGCCGACTTTACAATCCTGTCGATGTTGTCGATAACTGCCATGTGGGCCGACAGCTTGTCGTGATCCCAGCTACCGTCATCCCGAACATATGGGTCAAAGAACTCGTCAAGACGAGCATTGCGATCCTTCAATTGCGATTTGTAGTTGGCATCTAGTCCAAACTCAAGAGTGTTTTCGTCGCCCAGGTCAAACTCTAAACCGTCAAGCGCGTCAACCTCTTTGGACATCTCTGCGATCCACGCATCGTCAATCAAAGATTCTGGTTCGGATGGGGAGCTGTCCTGAGACGCAGGGGCAGAATAGCTACTTCTGATTCCCTCAATGCTGCTTCTGGCTTTGTCACCATCCATTTTTAACTGAAGCTGTGCAAGCTTTACTTCGTCCTCTGTGTAGAGGTCTGTGTCCAACTTGTACTTGCTGTTGACTAATAGATTGAGCTCATCATACGACAAGTTTGGGTGCTCATTAGCTACCTGAATACGGATAGCCGTCATATCATCCATACCCTCTGGATTCAATGACTGAAACCTAAACCAATCTTCTGGTGCGCGGCCCGTTTCCTCTACGAACTTTGCGATGGCCTCGATCCTTTCGTCTAAAGCTTTTGCTTCTGTTTGTTGAGTAACAGACAAATCATCGAGTGAAGTGACGTCTCTACCAAGCTTATTACTCAGGAAAGAAAACACAGCAGACTCGACGTCTTGCTCTGTATACTCAGGTTCTGTATTTGTTGTAGGTTCAACCGCTTGTGGTTGAGCCTGAACTGTTTCTTCTTGCTGTACTGGAGCAGCTTCTTGTGGGGGCTGTTGCTCGACTACAGGCTGTTCTACGGGCTGCTCTTGGGCAGCTTCTTCTTGTTGTACAGGCGCCTCAGTTGTGGTTTCTGAAGCGGTATTCATAGATGCAGCAAGGTCCTCAGGATTACTGAAGACCTTCATTCCTGCGATTTGATCAGGTTGATTATTCATTTATGTTTATTTAATTGTGTCTTGTAAAGTCTACTTCTGCGGATGGAACTTGAGGCTGGGGTAGCAGGGCAAGTAACAGATACAAGAAGCATTGCTGCCAGCAGAAGTAACCTGGAATGCCTCAACCAGAAGCTCTGTTCCCGCTGGAATATCTGCTACAATATCGTCTGTTCCAGCCCAGTTGTTAGCCTGAATAGAAGCAATTCCTCCATCGTCAAGCGGAACTATTTTAAACGTAGGGGGAAACGGAAGCAACGTCATTGTTCCATAAACAGATCCTGAGTCGTCTGCGTCAGACACCCCATCCTTGATGTCGTCTAAAAACCCTTCAAAGTTGATGTTTTCAAGGTGAAAAGAAGACGCACTGGCATCAAAGCTCTTAACTTTGTACAGCCCGTCATTGCTAAGCCCATCGCTATCAACGTGACCTTCGATTAAGACCAATGAGCCTTTGATAATCTCAGCGTCATCCATAGATATTAGAGTTTCAGTTTCTCCTGTAGGGTAAACAATTTTAGCGGCTGTGTCTACGAATACTTCGAGATCTTCATCGTTGTCCGTGTACACATAGCCGTGTGAGGCAGCACCATCAACATTAATGGTTTTTCCATCAAAGCCCAACCCAGCAAAAAATTTTTGACCATTTGTAATCCCAACGGCGTAGCCCTGTCCGCCAGTGGCTTTGTTGTAGGTGCCAGGAGCAGCCATGCTTTGACCAACTAGCTTTTCTAAAAAACCCTTCGTTTGTGCCATGTCTTATCTATTAATCTATTCCAGCTCCAGTGAACGGAACAGTTGAGTTGTCGTTACCGAATACACCGTACTCGACCATCGTGTCTACCTTGGTTGCATAAACTACGTAAGCTTTGTCCACTGCAACGGGGACAAAAGCAAACTCACCGCCTCCGATCTTGGCTACAAGAGCATCAGCTTCAGAGTCGTTGTATATGTAAACGTATTGCTCAAGCTCAGTATCAAGATTTTTTAAGTAGACGTAAGCCCTTTCGTTACACTGATTGGCAGCGTAAATACGGAGAGCAGTAGTATCGTGATCGGTAGCTTTTACTTTGGCTCTGATCAAAGCGCCAGAGTCACAGTTAAGATTAGCCACCGTAGTTAAGGCCAACGCGCTTGTAAGCACGTCAGCACTATTCAGGCTGAGTGAAGCGCGTACTGTTGCCATTACTCGTCAATAAACAAAGCGTACTCCAAGGTTATTGCTGTAGAAACACTTGGCGCAATCTTAATGTCGTTAGTGTCAGCGTTTGCCTCCCAAGGGAAGAAAGCCCAGTCACCAGCATAAAGCTTACCCATCTGCTCAGAATTAATTTCAATAGTTAAAAACTCCCCAGCAATAGTGCTAGTGTTTTTTAAATAAACTTTGTGAGCTCCGTTACCATAGCTGGACCCATCAAACAAAACGTATTGAGAGGTGGCAGATGTGGTTTTTCTACCGATACCAGTAGTCTGAGTTAAACCAGTTGAGTTTCCAGCTTTGGTTAGTGTCGCTGTAGTAGACAGCGCAAGAGCGTCACCAGTAAGGTCACTACTCGAAAGTGTAATTGTTGCAGTGGTTGTAGCCATAATTATTCTTTATATAAATGCAAATATAACCATTATTTTTTCTTCTTCTTTTTACCCTTGCCAGCCCTGATCTTAGCCGCCTCCCTCTTGCCAAAAGCAGACTTTACTCTAGCCATAGCCCAAGCATGTTGAGAAACCTTTGGTCGGTTGCCAGAAGACATGTATGCCGCAAGCCCTCTACGATACACTTGTTTTTGAGCAGCATCCAAACCTGACATGCCGCCCTTCTTTAATACTTTCATATCTTATCTCTTTGTGCCATGAGCCTCTTCAGTCGAGCGGCAACGGCTGGTGGAAATCCTTTCTTCTTTCTTTTTTGTTTTGTGCCTCTGTGTTTTTTGTAAATAGCAGAGATCTGTGCCATAAGCTTCTTTCTTCTGGACACGTCTGAACTGCCACGAGTATACTTCGGGTTGAACTTCATGCCCTTTTTGGCTTTGGGCGCTTCGCCTCTTTCTTTTTTAGAGATAGCAATAGCTGCCTGTTGTGCTGCGTTCTTTGCCATTATTTCTTCTTTGGGTGGTCCGCCATTTTAAAAGTAGCCTTCTCTACAGCTCCAGGGTGTGGAGCGTAGTCTCCTTTCATCAGATAGTATCTACCTCCTTCTTCCATCCAGTGATAGCCCTTAGGGGGATCGATTGACATCTTCTTGTTGGTGATGCTGAACTTACCACCCTTTTTGTATTTCAAAGTTTTCATTAGAAAGAGCTCATTATAATTTCATCTATCACACCCTGCACATCTTTTTTTGTTGCGTCAACGGTCATCATAATGTTAGCCTGAAAGCGCTTTTCTTCTTCGCCTTCATTAAAAACAATGATCGTAGGAACCACAACTATATTGTGATCCTTTTGCATATCGGGGCGCTCAAGGATATCAACCCTAGCCACTTCGCAGTCGCTAAGTTTATCAATCCAATCTACGCTATTCTGTGCGTTGAAAGCAGCATTGAATTCAACAACACAAATTCCTGACTGACAGACTTCCGTTTCCTCAGCCGTTACAACAGCCACAAAAGCAGTTGCCGATAATAGCGCAAATAATACAATGGCAAGAGTTTTCATTCCTCATTTTAGTTTGTCGATTTTTTCTTCGATCCTTTTCATATCCTGTTTAATCTCAGTGACATCTTCCTGAGTAGACATAATAGTCTGTCGAATTAATTGGTCCTTCATATCAAATTCCATACGTGTAATCTCTGGGTCTGGTGGCACGGGAAGCTCCTTTGCTTCTGCAATGTCTGCCTGTAGCACAAACCACATGCTGATGATGGCTGCCATTCCAGCGCCAATACCTGCAAGCGTTTTGACGCTTACGTGAAATCCTGTGTCTTCGTTTAGTTCTTTTGCCATATCAAATAATTACGTAGTTCACACCGACAGAGAAGTTGTGCCACTCTCTGTTCCAGTATTTATGGTATCTGCCTTCTAGGAACATCCCCAGGCTCTTGTTTAGTTTCCACCCGAATACCAACCCTCCTGAGTAGTCAATCCATTGGTCTCCATCTAGAAAGTTTTGATAAGAGTATTCGCTTTCTGAATCTAGGTGATATGGCAATACGTTAGCCCAGCTGTGAAGCCAGAAGTCCTGCGTGAAATGGTAGAAGTCAAAACCAGCAATCAAAGAGTAATTCCACTGGCTGGGTAGTTCGCTACGCTTTCTATCTGTGTAGTCAATCAAAACTTGTGGTATTACCACAGACTCCCATACTTGTACGTTCTCTGCAACTAAGTCTCCGTCAGGGCTCAGGAACTCTCCAGAGTCAAAGTCTACGTTGTAACCTTCCTCGATGGCTAGTTGTGTATAGTGGATGCTGTTGTTTTCTAGCGTCCAATCTGCGAGCGGATCATAGCCGTATGGCTCAGACAGCCTTTGCACTACGCCAAGGTTAAGCGAAAGCTTCTTACCTAAGTTCAACCTGCCTCTTTGCGATCCCTCAAAGTAACTAACGTCAGCAAACCCGTCTTGCAGGTACTCAACTTTTGCGATCCAGTTGTTCGCTACGTATCTAAGGAAGTGATCTTGGTTTAGGAACTGTACTCCTTGCTGCCTTTGGTACGAGCCTTGAAATAGAAACTCAAAGCCCTTGACCTTTCCGATTGTAGCAGCATCGCTATATGACTGCTCGTTGCCACTGTAGAAGTTGTTAGCTCTGTTCTCGTATGAGAACCTAGCGATCTTTCTTACGCCCGCTGTGAGCGAGTAGTCAAACGGGGTCTCGATGACGTCTACTTGCAGTGGTCCGTTGGCTACAGAGTAAACATCTACGTCAGACACAGAGTTGTTCCCGCTGAAAGCTGTGTAGAAAGTAGCGAACTTGAATGTCTTCTTCAAGAACTGAGCTTCAGCAGTAAAGCTGAACATCACAAAAATCAAAGCAGCAATCAGCCTCATCTCTTCATAATCTTTTTAGTTAGAATTACTTTTCCCTCTACGATCCAGTCAACCAAGTAAGTTCCTTCACTTAGGTAGTTCATGCTTATCACAGCAGAAGTAGTTCTTTCTACCACAACTCTTCCGTTTAAATCTCTTACTCTACAAAGAGATCCAGGAATGTTTGACACGTAGATTACATCATCAAACGGGTTGGGGTAGACATTTAACTGTTCTATATCGTATACCTCACGAGCTACATTTACTGTATACTCACAAGTACCATCATCGTCTGTTGCGTCTGCATTGTAGTTGTTAGCTAGCGGATCAGTGCAGCCAGGGATCTCAAGCTGATCACAGATTCCGTCCTCGTCTGTATCGTACTCGCACTCACCTTCGCAATTGTAGTACAGCTCTGGGTACTCGCATGAACCGTCGTCTATAAATACATCACCTATATAATTACAAGCCATCTCATCTGTACATCCAGACGTACACCAAGAAGTGTCTATGTTAGGCAGCACCTCCACATAAGTGTTGTTATATGTGTTCTCATCAATACCAAAATCCATCCACCAAAATCCACCCTCCCCATTTACATCTAGAAGGTGAAGACTAAGAACTCCATCTACATATATCCTAGGCCACTGTTGGACAGCCATAGAGCCAGACGCTAGGGGAAGATAGCTTTGACCAGTAAAACAAACAGTATCATTTGTTTGTCCGAGTATCTGAAACTTTACACAGAATTCGGTTATGTCTTCAGTGCCATGATTGGACATAAAAATCTGCGGTTCTAGATACGGGCCAAGCACGTCGCAACCAAAATCATAAAGCACTGTGTCTACGCTAAGATCAACCTCAAGGGGAGGACACTCATGTTGATCTGGTATAATAATGGTTGATGAATTATTTAACGTGTTTACTTCATCTTCATCGTTTACAACCTCAACAGTTAGAGGCTCACCAAAATTATTGAAATTAAGCCAGCCCACACTGAAGGATCTATTGCCGCCTGGACTCAACGGGTAATTACCGTTAGAGGTGTCTGGACAGGCTTCGTTTCCGTCTAGCTCGTAGCAGAAGTAATCGCTGACCTCATCACCCTCGTTAGTTACAACGAAGTGAACAGAGTAGTAGGGTATGTTACTAACACAAAGGCTGTCCGTGTAGAGCTCACTTACAACCAGGTCTGGCTGAGATAACGAGCAAAAGCTCATTGCCGTCATTGCAATAGCTAATAGTTTTTTCATTGCTTAGATATGTTTTTTACGATGGATCTACCGTCATGTCTAATAACAACTTGATACATTCCTACTGGCATAGCAGACATATCAATCTGATTGTCAGTAGTTTGCGGAACAACAAGAGCTCCTAGAGAATTGTAAACCTCAATGGTTACAGGATTGCTAGATCTCACAGTCAAGGTTCTAGCCACGGGGTTTGGGAACACTTTTACTTCAGAATCGAAGTAAGGGATGTATGTGGCGGTACCGTCTTGGCAATAGCTGTACAGGCTTACGCAGGTGTTATCCCATTCAGACTCGCAGCAGTACGGGTCAACATCAATCACCCACATGTAGCACTCGTCGTTGGCCCAGTACGGATCGCCTGGTTCTCCTACGCAGTCAGCATCGTACAGGCAAGACTCGTTGTCTGGCGTGTTGGCCTCCTCGTCGTAGTTGAAAGCATTGATATCTGTGCATCCTACGATCACGGGGACACAGCTGTCGTTATCAACATTTGCTTCTTCATTATAGTTCAGGGCTTCGGCGTCTGTACATCCGAATACTGCTAGCACTTCGCAGCTGCCGTCGTCAAAATCTGCCTCGTAGCCTTGTGTATAATATTCTAGGTATCCAGCTTGTGTACAACCAGCAGCATAGTAACAGCTTCCGTCATCTGTATTAGCCTCGTCAATGTAGTTCTGTGCGTCTACATCTAAGCATCCGTAAACGTATGGTAAACAGCTAGTTCCGCAGTACGGGGTAAAGTGATATACGTTCCACTCAGGATTACCAAATGGCTGTAGGGCACCCTGCCCGTTATCAAAAAATGGATTGTCCCCCTCAACCATCAGGGTGTCCCCAGCCTCGTTGGTTATAATAATAGAGTTGTGAAGCGTCTGAAACTGCGTCTCTTGTGGAGGCTGTTGTGGTCCTCCGATCTCGAAGTAGTATACATCTACCTCTTCGTCAGAGTCTAACACTAAATCCCATGACTGAGAGAACTCTCCTGGCCCGACGGTAAATATCCATTGCAAGTCTCCTTGCTTTACGCCTACGTGTGAGTTGCCCCATCCATCTCCTGCATCATCTTCAAGGGTAATGGTCGTTACGCAGGGGCTGTTCAGATCGGAGATAGTAGCGTTTACATCGTAGTTGAATGCTGCTGTATCCATACAACCCCAGGTGTGTAATGTCAAGCAGTCTGCTGGCTCTGTGGCCTCTGGGTTGTAATCTACGTAGTCGTCGTCCATGCAGCCCATGATTACGCTGTCCGTTTCGCAGGGCTCTACAAACACGGCGCCAGAGTAAGCTACGTTTCCACCGTTCTCAGTAAATCCCAAGTCCTCTAGTTCCCATATAACAGAATCACCGCAGGCAGTAATAGTGACAGCTCCATCAGCCACGCCCCCTGTAGAGGTACCGTTGAGCCCGTCGCCATACGTATCTGTGAGGATTAACTCAAAACCTAGAGCCACGCAAAAGTCGTAGGTGTACGTAGCTAATTGATCAGCGAAGTTAAACTGCCCTGGAAGCACCTGTTCATAGAACTCACCAACGGCCAAGTCAACGAGAGTAAAACCAGTTTCATTAGGCCAGTTGTCTAGCGTGAGCTCCATAGATACAAATGCCTCGCCTTCTGGGCACTCACTTACGTTGCAGCTTCCGTTGTCTACGCTAGCCCAAGGGTTATAGTTGTTTGCTGATTCATCCATGCAGCCAGGGATGAGAGGCTCACATGGCTCAAGTACAAACGGAATTGTTAACTGATCGATGTTGAAATCGAATACCGCCGTGTCAACTCCGCACGTGTTACTAAGAGCAAACCACCCTTCACCAAACTCGCAACAAATTCCATCTCCGAAAGAGTCATAGATTACAAACTCGTAATCCCCAGACGGGAGATACACCATCTCGTTAGATAGGTTATTGCTCTGGTAAGGTATAGAGGACTGAGCCACAACTTGTGGCCCATTGTATATCTCCCAAGTAGTTTCTCCGCTGTAGAGATCGCTAAGTATGGTGACGTTTACCCAGCTAGGTTGAGCAAAAGCATATAATGGTAACAGTAATAAAAATAGAATTAGTCTTACCATTTTACTTTGTTTGCCCAGTACGCAGCACTGGATGGTCCTTTAGCTATATTTTTTCTGTGTCGATCCTTGAATGATTTGCGTTTGGCTTTTGTCTTAGCGCTATCACCAGGCTTTGGTTTTCCTGCTGTCTTAGCGCCTTGTTGTCCAAAACGAATAATTTTAATTTTGCCTCCGACTCTTACAGCTACTACATGCGACTTTGTACGATGTGATGGGGTCCTCTTTGGCTTGCTTAAACCAGACAGGCCAAGTCGCTTCAGCTTTGCTTTTTCGCTTTTAGTCAAAGACATTTAGCAAAGGTAATAAAAACAAAAGTGTCAGGTTTCAGCCAAATCGTCTAGTATAGAAGAGTCAGAAGAAGATATAGACCAAGTAGATGCTCCAGATTCTTTTAAGGCTTGATATAAGTCAACTACAAGCCTAATACCAGAGGACATATTCTTGTAATATTGATCTCCATAAAAATCTCTTACAAGAGCACAGTTTCTTTGTTTGTGCTCAGGCCACCTAGAGTTTATCTCCTGTGTAGCTCCTTCCTTTAGCGTCATAATTATAGGTTAGTTGTTGTAACAGCTGTAGAATCGTTACCAGTAATCGTAGTGACGGTAACCTCTTCGCCAGAGAAATTCCCGTTTGAGCTTCCCATAACCTTTATGCCATGCATGTCAGTGTAGGTTGTGTTCGATTTTATGTATATACTTTGTACATTAAGTGCTCCAGCAGTAAACTCAACCTGAAGCCAGTTATTATTTGCGGTACTATTGCCTAGGGTCCAGTGACCACTGCCTTGGTTGTCATCAAATGCTTTCCAATCATCGTATGTACTGCTGTGAGCATAACCACTAGTTACATTTATTCCACCGCCTGAATCTGATGATAAATGAGACGTAGGGTATTCAGTTCCGCTTGCGTTCTGACCAGTCCAAAACACAACGTCGAGCAAAAACCACTTATTAGCGGTATTGTTACCGCTTGAATCAACTCCTTGAAGTCTCCAGTGAGCAAAAGTCGTGGCAGCGGTTATGGCAAAAGTTTTTACCACCTCATCGCTAATAAGCTTGCCAGTTCCTGTCGCAGATATCCTGAGCTCATATCCTGAAGCTACCGTGCTGGGTGCGGTAAAACTTATTGCTCCGCTACTGCTTATGGTAACTGCGTTGCTCGTTTGTTCGGTGCCACCGCTATTAAATATTTTTGCAACGTATGTTGCGCCAGAATCAAAATTATCTACCGTGCCAGTAACAGAAGCCCCCTGTTGAAAGCTGCTCCCCAAGGTGGCTGTAGGGGTAGTAGTAGTTAACAAGCCGCTGGTAACCCCAGACTCATTAACGTTAAATAAAACAGTTCCAGCTCCGTTCTTAACAGTAAAGGAACTATCCGTAGTGTTGTTGTCGCTATCCACGACTATCTCTACATCACCAACAGACTTGATATCATTACTCCCAACAATGAGATCACCGCCAAGCGTTGGGTTGCTATCTTCAGAGAGGCTAGCAATTCCGCCGCTGCCGTCGCCGCCACTAGATGCTATCGTTATGGCTCCATCAGCATTGGTGATTGTAACGTTGCTGCCTGCTGTCAAGGTAGCTACAGCAGGACCACTTGTTCCGCCAATCAGTAGCTGACCGTTAGTAGACATAGCCGCAGCCGCTACCGTGTCGGTTCCGCTATCTTGCGTGATAAGAACCGCCTTGTCAGCAAAGGAAGTAGCCCCAGTTCCACCCTGTGCTACAGTAAGGGCAGCAGGGTCATCCCAAGAAAGCACACCGCTACCATTGGTTTGCAAAAACTGATTTGCATCCCCATCATTGATAGGAAGCGTTAGGGTGTAGCTACCAGCAAAGCTGCCGTGAGCTGGAGCCTGTAATGTTACACCATGGCTATTATCCTCGCAGTTTAGAATTACAGCACCAGAATTAGTATTACCTCTTACTTCTATTTTGCCAGTTCCGTTGGCCGCCAATAAAATATTGCCGTTAGTATTCGTGGAACTTACCGTATTACCGTTAACAGTAATATTGTCAACGCTCAAAGTCGTAAGGGTACCAACACTTGTGAGGTTAGTGGCGGAAGTGCTAGCTTCTGTTAATATGTTCTTCCAGGTTGCCACTTAGCTTACTTTTTTTTCCTGGAGCTTGTACAGCCTTTCGAACTCTTTCTCCAGCTTGGTGATAATTACAGAAACTGTTTTTGCGTCAGAACCTTTAATCGTAGAATTTGATATTGCTTGATTTAAGATCTGAACCTCATTGATTTCGAGCTTCATTAGATTTAATTTTTGAGTTAATTTTATTTACAATGTCTGCAACTACGAAGACATCCCTACCCTCAAAATTAGATTTAGAAATAAGAGAGAGCAGGTAATTTAATTCTTGAGCATTGAAGTCTTTTACGTCAATGCCCTGCTTTTTCAATATGGCGCTCATTAAGCTGTTCTAATGTACAATTTATCATCTCCAGTATCATAGTGAAAACTGCCAACACCAGCAGAGTTGTTGGTAGGTGCAGTTGAGTTAGTACTAAACTCCATGATGGCAATCGGGAAAGAGGCCTGATTGCTTTCTTGGTGGTTTGTGCATGACCACCCAGTGAGGCCAGTGGCTGTGCCGCTACCATCATACGTTCCATCATTTGATGCACCCTGGTCTTTTGCCCAAGTAATTCTAGCCCTATCACCAGCAGTGCTGCTTGTCTCTACGGAAATACCTGCATCATCACCAGTATCTGGAGTTGGACTTGCATTCGTTGCCAACAGGATAATGTGATCCTCAACTTCAAGGTTTGTGGTGTTTATCGTAGTAGTTGTTCCACTAACTGTTAAGTCACCCGTCACGGTCAGGTTATCTCCAATGGTAACCTCTGACGTAGTGTGGCCGATCGTAATTGCGGTACCAGAAACGCCATGACCAATCTTTACAGCCTCGCTGCTGTTTGTAGTAACAATCTGAAGGTAATCATTACTCCCCTCTTGAATAACCAGTGCCTCCGCAAGGTTATCACCAATCGTAATAAAACTCTTTGCTGTATTGGCTCCAGAAAAATCAATATTCAAACCCACTGACGCCGCATCAACAGAGATAGAGTCAGCGTTAATATCACCGACATTAGTGATGTTGTTGTCATTGAAAGAGGTAGCCCCTAAAGATATAGTACCAGTGGCTGTTAAGTTGCTGCTTCCAATGTCAATGTTTCCAAACCCAGAAGTAATAGAACCAGTATCAAGAGCGCCAGTAGTTACAAGGCTAGTGTTACCAGCAACTGGGCTCAATACAGAGGCAATAGCCGTACCGTTGATGGTGATGGCATCAGCCTCTAAAGTTCCGTTAATATCGACGTCATTCTCAATATCTAGAGATGGGGCAACGATCTCTCCGTTAAAGGTGGCTTTACCAGCCGCCGCCATGTCAATATCAAGGGCCGTGATTGCAGAAGAACCGTCAGTTCCTTTAACTGTGAAATTCTTATCTGCCGTCAACACCGTTAGAACAACGTCACTGCTGGCATTTGTAAGCTCTAAGACATCAGCAGCCGAAACCCTAAACGTAATTTCATTATCAGTGGTGGCAAAGTCAATCAGGTTGTCTGCATCTCTACCAATCTTTAAATCACTAGCAAACGTATTTCCGCTAACCCCGCTACTAGCAAGGTTTACAATATCGCCTACCGTAGTTTTTTTAATGTTGTTGCTGTCGTTAGCGTCAGAGACCAAAAGCTCATCCGCAGATGCAACACTGCTGCCTAAATCCGTGGCTCCATTAATATCAACTGCGATAGTAACATCAGCATCAGAACCAATAAGAACATTATTATTTGTTCCTCCAGAAAGACCAGCGCCTGCTATAAGATCTCTTTGAGCATCTGCTTCCGTTAATATTTTCTTCCAAGTAGCCATCTATATTTTTTTTGTAAAAGTAATAATTTATCAAGAAACCCCGAAGTATAAATTGTCAGCATTGTCTGCGTACATGCCGCCTTCAAATGCAGCGGGAGCAGATGAGAATCTTTTAAACTTAACAGTTCCGTCTAGGTTTATGCTTCCAGTTCCATTTGGAGTAAGCTGTATGTCGCCATCGGTAGTACTAGTAAAAAGAGACCTAGCCTGTACGTCGAGGTTTTCCCCTAGCTGTGGACTTGAATCAAGAGAAATATCTGTGCCTCCGTCAGATCCGTCAGCTCCTGCTGGACCTTGAATCCCCTGAATTCCTTGAGGACCTGTTGGGCCAGTAGCTCCAGTGGCTCCAGTATCGCCTTTAATGCCTTTCTCGGTAACTGTTAGCGAGCTAGCGCCTGGAGACAGCACAGAAACCCCAGCTGGGCTGGGGGACGTGACGTTAAGGGAAATAGCGTCAGGTATAGTTACTGTTATTGACTCAGGCATATCAGTTCGATATATCTTCTTTTACTCTAAATGAACCACGCAGTATTGTAGTTACAACACCTCCAACATTTTGTTGAATGTCATATGTAAAAACTCCAACAGGAAACTGACTCATAACGCTAGCCGAAGCGGTGACAGTAACAACTCCAGAGTCAGTCCCATCGCTAAAAACAAAAGCATTAGAGAGCTGATCCTGTTGAGCCTGCGTTAAAGACTTAGCGTCGGATTTAGATGCAGACTTATTACTAGAGGCTATCGTATCGCGCTGCTTTATGCCACCAACCACCTTAGTGCTATTCGTCTTTACATCCATCAAGAACTCATATCCCAAAGTACTAAGCTGCAAAGCAGTTCCGCTCGAATCTTTCAAAGTCAAGGTCAAAGAAAAAGTATCACCCCTTCTACAGGTGATGTCTAGTTTTTCTGCTACGTCTAAGTTTACCTTACTTGCCATTATTGCATCAACTGATTTGTTATACCTAAGCCAACGGGAGAATCCTGTATCTCACCTCTAGACCCTTTCCTTTGGGATATTAGCTTGCTTTGCTCTACTGCTTGCTTCTTCACCCTGTCGTCTTTTCTGTCTTCTTTCAGAACCTCTAGCTTTTCCTTGAACTCCTGGTCATCAGATCTAACGCCTAAGATTGCCTGAGCCTTTATGATCTCAATCTCTTTTCTGAACTGATGTTTTATTTGTTCAAGTTGAGACTCAAGCTGCGCCTCTAGCTGCATCTTTTGAGCATCTATCTGAGCCTGCGCTTGCATCTCCTGCATCTTTGCCTGAGAAGTAGCCTGTGCAGAAGCCTGTTGTATCTGAGCCTGCTGCTGAGAGTTTTGCATTGCGACTTGTTGTCTCTGAGCAATCCTCTTCTTTCTTCTAACAACAAGCAGCCTCTCTGCCTGATTCACATCTTTCAACTGCCTAATGGCAATTGCATCCTCTATGTCTAGTTCTTGTTGCTGAATAGACATCTGTATGTTTTGCTCAAGATATGCTCTATCCTTGTCCTCCATCTCCTTCACCACCTGAACGCCAAAGTTGTACATAGGTAAACTGTCGAAGGAAGCAAGAACATCCATGTTTTCTTTACCTACAGCATTGGCGTAGGCCGAATAGATAACAGAGTCCTTGGGTAAGATCTGCAAACACTTCACGATATCTGAGCAGACCTTTTTGAAAAGAATCATAGAAGAATTTGTGATATCATAAGTGGCATTGTTTCCAGCTGCGATCGCCTGTTGCTGAACACCAACCAGGGTATCACCTTTCGGAGTAGACGCATCCATCATTTCGTTGATGCCAGTCGCGTCACGAATCATTCTCAAGTAATGATTGTACAGCCCAATAAGCTCATTAATATTTCTAATGCTGTTTCCGATTTCTCTTACTGGAGGATTCTGGAATCCACCCTCTGGGTTTTTGCTCCTGTAGTAGAAGACACCCGTCTGCTCATAGATATCGTGAAGATCCAAAGGCTGAAGTTCACCGCCCTTTCCGAGCTGTACGTTTTCCAAACCTTCGATGTCAATAATCAAACCGTCAGGCTTTGCCTTAGCTATGGCCTGCTGTATTTTAAGATGCGTCAACTGAAGCATATCTGCAAAACCAGTGCAGCTATCCACCATTGACTTAGGCATCATGTTACTTATGTTTGTTGCAGTAGCCGAATAAGAAAGAGTGCAACGAGTCAGGTCATGAATATTCTTTGGGATGTTATTTGACATACCATAGTTGAATATCTTTCCAGCGCCCATGATGTAACTCCCGCCGTAGAGCGTTGCAACCTCCATCTTGTGTGGGGTTCTCTGGTACACGCTTCCCTGCTTCGGCTCATAATCAAAGCCCTTCATAAAGAAGTTTACGTTACCAAAACGATTTTCTTTTTCTTCAAAGTGTATGCAATCAACGGAGATGAACTCAAAATCAAGTACGTCAACCATATACTCATCATACCCATACTCCTGACGCATACGCGATTTGTTGTAAGAGCTTTTGTGCAAGCTAGCAGAGTCATTACCGTAGCTGTTCTTAGCGGACTCAGCGATCTTTTTAAAATCGTCTTCATCAAGCTCATGACCAGCAAGCCTCTTCAGCTCCTGAATAGATATGGTCTTTACATGACCAGCGTAAATGAGATCTTCAAAGTTGGGGTCCTCTGTATAACTATGTATAAACCTAGTAGGATCTACGTACTCAGTCTTAATGCCCTGGTTAGGGTCATTGGATCTTTTTACGACAGCCATGCCCAAAGCAACAAGATCATTTACGCATCTCCTAAACGTGCCGTCAACGAAGTTATTCCAAGACAGAGTTAGATTCGTTCCAATCTGAGCGGCGATTTCCGCGTCAGTCTTGGTGTTTGTGCCCATAAAGATCTCTGACTCCTCCTCGCTATCTGGAAGCTGATCTGGATCTATATCAAAGACAACACCAGTGCTTTGCTTGAGCTTCATCAGCTGTTCTTTTTGCTGAATCTGAAGCTCTATCTTTCTTTTTTTTCTGTTCTTCTCTGAAGAAGATAACGGATCGACAGCCTCTAAATTGGGATACGGAGACCTAGAGAGAATTTTATTTACTACAACTCGAACAAACTTAGGAAGAACAGGGACTGGGGTGTAATCCAAATTCATCAAGCTGCCATCCCCATCGTTAGGGTTCAAAGATCTAAGCAGCTTTTTGTAAATATCTGTGCTTTGGGTGCCGTTTGCGTAGTCCCTACTTCTATCAAATACTAAGTTTCTTCTGCCAAACAAAGAGCTAGTTGCGCCCATCTTACCCCATTGAGACTCAACAGCTTTTGCATACTCGATTCCGTACTCCTTTGTGCTTTTAGCTTCCGTGCTCGCCAGAGGATCGGGAAAAGAACTCTTACCTTTTTTGTTTGTATAATTCATATTTTTCTGGCACTATACTCGATATCTCGCAAATATAAGAAATCGCTGCTAGACGTTATATTTTCTGAAAAATACCCTTTCCTTAAAGTTGCTTTCTTTTTTAGGTTTTGCTTTTTGTGCAGCTAACAATGCTAAACCAGAACTTATGGTAAGGTCAAACTTTGTTCTTTTATCTATCTTAAATCCTATCCAATCTTCTAAGGTTCTATTAAAATACATAGTGCCTACTTCTCCTGTTTCGTGATTGATTCCAACATGACTATGAATAAATGATTCAATAGATTGAGCGTGAGACTGAATTACGTCTTGAGAGTTAGAAGGTATTCCTTTCGTCTTTACAGAGTTATTAGGAGCTGTCCTGCTCATAAGGTGGGATGGTCTACCTAAAAGATAACCGTCATAACCCCTGGCCTCAAAATGCCTTGCGATGCCATACTTGTTGTTCTCTATGAGGAGAGGATAGCCATAAAAGAAAGCACACATCAAGACGTCTTCGTAAAAGATGCTAGCTAGATCTGGACGAGAAGCGTACTCAACGACGAACATATTAGCAGGGCGATTCATGTTGAATTTATTGTACATGTGAAGCGCACCTTTTGATCCTCGGTTGTCAACTGTGGCGTCAAGATCGTAAGAGTCAACACCTCCGCAACCATATTCTGGAAACGGAGGAACTGGCTTACCCCTTTCTAACCTTATAATATTCCTGTCTGGGGGGTCTGGCATCCAACACACCTTAAATCTACCGTTAGGCGTTGGAGAAAAAACAACCTCTTTGTCCTTTTCCTTCCACAGGAAGTTTCCTGTTACTACGGGGTTGGGGTACAGCTCATCGTTATGCTCTATCTGCTGATATATCTTCCCAATGTTAAATAGACTGCTTTCAATACTGTCTCTAAAGGCCTCGTCCTCAGTAAAGGGAAACTGTCTAGTTATTTCGTTCAGCTCTGAAGGGTCATCCTTAAAAGATTTCCTTTCGTTTTTTAAGTAAGACTTACTTCCGCTCTCTATCAGCTCACCATCTATACCATGTATGTGTACGCTTTCGGCAGGGTCCTCAATGACAGGATTACCATATTCATCAAAGAATCCTTCTAAGGCTTCGTAAGCAGGAATAAATATCCTGTAAAGGCCCGACCTAGTTCTACCGTTAGCATTTCTTTCGTTTGGATCAGAGTCATGCCAAAGACCTTTGTACTCTTTACCGCCCTTGTCCATAGGGTTTACGGTGCTCCCTACTATGGCTTTCCCTACAATCTTCTTACCGACAATCAAGCAGGTTCTTTCTATCCTCCACGCTTCACGGATATCCGTAGGCTTCTCCCATTTGCCCGCTTCGTCGAGGTACAGGATATGTAGTTTCTCACCGTCGTATGCGTTGTTTGTAGTGTTCTTCCAGTTGATGACTGTGTTCAATGCATCACCTCGGTAAGACGTCTTGTTGTTTTTCGTGATTCGTTTAGACGGCTCACGGAAAGCCAGCTCCATGCGGGGGTTTGTGGTACCGTCCTGGATAGGTTTGAAGAAGAAGGGGTAGCCTCTAAAAATAGAGACCACTTTTTTCATGAAGATGTTTTCCTGAGCGTCTTTACCAGTCTTTGACTGAATGCCCAAAAGCTTGTCTTTAACTTGACTAGCTTCGTCAACAAGTACAGCAGAGCATATATTAGTGTAGCCAGAACGACGACACTTAGTATATAGCTGACCGAAACAACGGGGATCAACTTCGCAAGCGGCCATGTGAAGAAAGATCTCTCTTTGGAAAGAAAGGTATGATGGGTATCCGATATCAATTTTAGACCACTGTAAAAACATATAGTGTCTCCCTGTAATATACGTAGGCTCCCCATGGTTGTAAAACCAAACGCCGTCCCTCCTGCGTTGAAACTCTTTCTCGATGTATACACGAAACTTTGACCGAAACTCGGAAGGTTTCTCGAACCACTCATCCATACTTCGAATCCTTTGCAGTTCTTCGGGCATAGGCAAGCGTCTCCACAGCTGCAACTTCTTTGGCTCTTCATGGAAGAGTATTTCAGATCGCTTCGGTTTTTTTGGTAGCACAATAAGTAGCCCACTCGATTCGAAGTGACCTCCCTCTGTGCCGTTAGGGTCGATCTTAATCCCTTTAGTTTCATAGCCATCTATATCTACAAGTACAGACATTGAATTTAATTTGTACACCCGACAGGATTCGAACCTGTGACCGTCTGCTTAGAAGGCAGATGCTCTATCCAACTGAGCTACGAGTGCATTCTTTCATGTGTTTTTTTCCGATGACAATTTGCACATCTTATTTCACACTTCCTCATTTCTTCCTTTATTGTTTTTATGCTGTAGTAGTTAGAAACCATATCAGCTATCGCTTTTTTCTTTTCCCCTTTTACGTGATCAAAATCAAGAACTACTGGATCTGACTCCCCGCAGTCCACACAGTTAAACATTCTTTTTACTCGGTCTACAAATGCTTTGTTTTTCTTTCTTTGCCTTTTGTTTCTAGCAGAGCTTCTAGAGATTATTTTCCCCTTGTTTTCTCGGTAGTGTTTAGCTGCCGCATTAGCCTGATCTTTTTTGTCTTTGTATGGCACCGTGTGCTCCCTATTGGATTCGAACCAATGGCCTACGAATTATGAGTTCGCTGCTCTACCGCTGAGCTAAGAGAGCTTGAAGTTTACGCGCAAATTACTAGATACGGTGTTTTCACTTTTAAAGTCATAGTCGCACCAGTATATCAACCCAGTAGGATTACTTTGAGAATTTTTCTGCGAATCCTCCTGAGTAGTCTTTGTCTTGTTCGATTTCTCCATTTGCTTGTAACTCTTTAACCATTTGTTCTAATCTCTGGCGCTCTACCAGAAGTTCTTTGCAGTCTATTGCTGTTTGCTTAATCGATTGGAGCTCAGCCTTCCTAGCAGACCCACCAGCCTCTGGATCGACAGGCTTTTTGATTTCTTCAATCATATTGTTGATGGCTACTTCCATGCTTGACATAAGGCGTCGAGCAGCGCTGACCGTAGTGAACTTATTCGAACGGCTCATCACCTATCCAGTAAGATCCACCCTCGTTACAATAAACGAAGAGCGGTGTTTTTTCACCAACGTATGATCCCCCGATATTGAACTCGAAGTGCTCAATAGCGTCTTCACGAGTCATCTCATCGTCCCTACAAAGGATGTCGATAATCTGGTCTATATCGTACACGGCCTTGGGGACAGCTCCGTGACTCATGCCTATTATAGCCTCGTCAAAACCATCAGCAATCAAACATTCGTGTTGCTCTAGGGTAGACATTAGTTGTTCTGCTGCTCGTTCTTTAGATGCCATCATGGTCATATTAAATAAATTATCTTTCAACATACATAAGGTCTTCAGTGCGGGTTCTGTAGTATTCCTTGCCGTCTATCCTAATCCGATAGTCTCTGTTTTCTTTGAAGCCAACTACGTCACCAACCTCCAAGCCTAGCGCTTCAACCCCAGGAGACGTAAATGCGACTCTACCTCTTGTTGTTGGTTTCTGCTTAAGTTTGACAACTTCGATAAGTTCCGATTTTTGAACTTTCTCTTCTTCGACGGGTTCAAGAAGGCTCCAACCCGCAAGAGGATAGATAGCCCCAGTACTGCTACTTTTAAAAGCAATAGCTTGATTATTGATAGCGTGGTCTTCATCGTACCTGACAAGGTAGTGATTATCATTACCAGTAAGTGGCTGACCTTCGTTGACAACCACGAGGTGATGGAAGTAAAGCGTGTCGCCAGGCTCGACGCAAGTTTCGTACTTGAACGGGACAGCCACGACAGGGCCTTCTGTAACTCTGTTTTCAAACTCATTGAATCTATTGTCTATGTATAACTCTAAACCACCAGACGTTGTGATGGTGTCGTTTACTGTCTTCTCTAACTCGACAATAAACAAATTGAATGTTTTCATTAATTAAAATTTAGTAGCCCCCACCGCCACTGCTTCCTCCAGAAGGAGGAGGGGTGGAAGACGATTGAGCAGAAGCTTGATTGTTTGAATTTATTGCTAGATTTAACTGACGCTGACGCTGAGCTGTTAGCTCTTCTTGAATCGAAGATACTTTTTCTGCTACGGTTTCATTAACTGGAGTCAGCAGATCATGGGGCGCGTTTACATGCCTTGCCCCTACCATAGCTCCTTTTGATATATGGACATGGTACTGACCAGTGTAAAGGTTTCCGTTGGGGAGTCGAAACTCGTTGCCTTCAGTTAGAAGATTGTTTCTATTCATTAGAAGTTTAGATCAAATTCAAGGATACAAGACATTTCATCTATGCTTTTCCAAAGCATAGTTCCATCTTCGTTCTCAATGTAGATCAGATATCTCTGCTTACCAAATTTATGCAGGTGCCTTTCGTCTTCCACTATTGCAGATATCTCTCCGCTTCCTGCTCGCATGCCCACATAATATGCCATGCCGTTTTTAGGATCGAGACCAACCACGATCTTTCTAATAAGTCCTTCCATTAGTTTAGGGATATGCCCAAGCCTCCCAAGAAGTCATCGAGATCGACGTCGTCGTCATCGTCTTTGTACGCATTGTCCATGACCGACTTTACGGTTTCTAGCTCTGCCCTGTCTTGAAGGTTAAAGCTGTACATGGTCTTCATTTCTGTCTCTGTCTCTCCGTATTCTATTGCGTCTAAGTCGAGTACGCCTATGACGATTGATGCCATCGTTCGATCCTTCATATCGAACTCATCTATCGTCTCCTCCATCTTCTTGACTAGAGAATACATTTCAGCAAAGAAGAGGGTGTCGCTAGGGCTCATGTTGTAAATTCGTTTGAATCAAATATACAACATATCATAGATGCCGAAATCGACAGTTACTAAGAAGAGGATGTTCAGAGATGTTTCTTTTATGCCCAAGAAATATGTCAAGCATAACCACCTCAAAAACTTAAGATCGGCAACAGACAGCTTTATTGATTCTAACCCAGACTTAACCAAATCGTATCTGCACTTTTTGCTGTTCGCATACGACCTAGAATTCTTTACTATATCGTGGGCAGCAGAAAACTATCAGATAAACAGGAACAGCATGTCGGATAGAATCATATACCCGCTAGTAAATGCTGGATATCTGTACAAGCACTTCGACAAGCTTAGTCCTTCTCAAACAATGGAAGATCATTTGTTCCGTGATGAAACAAAATATAACTACAGAGTTCGTTATGCGATGTCGCAGAAAGGCAGGCTAGCGGTACAGCGCTTCTACAACTCACTTTAACGGCCCTGCCCGCGATAAGCCTTCTTGTAGCTTTTGCTTTGTTTGTTGCTAGACGTCTTTGTCTTGGCATGTACTCCTGGGCGCTTACGCTTGCTGTCCCCAGGGGAATAGTTAAATACTTGCTTAGGCATTTTCTACAGTGTAATAAACTCTATTCTTTTTGTCTCTGTGGGCTCTCTTAATCTGTTTGCGGTTTTTCCCTATAGACTTGTAGGAGATATGCACCCAGTTGGGTTCTTCGTTATCTCCAAACTCCCAGATCATCTGGTCCCACACCAGGTTGTCTTTCACAAAGTTGAAGATATCTGCATTCGTGATACGACCGTAGACGTCGGCATCTAAGTCGAGGGCTTCCCCTACCATGTGCTGAGAGTACTTGCTCCCTCCTATAGCTTTGTTCAGCTCCTTTCCTCTGTATCCAGAGCTTACAGCAATCGGCACATCGAAGTGATCGCGGATAGGTTGGAATACATTCTTTGCTACAGCCTTGAGGTTTTCGATCTCCCAGTCTTCGGGCGTGTTATCGATCCCAAGGCGGCTGGCCGTGTTGGATTTCACGACTTCTTTCAGTGATAGGTTTTTGCTTAACTGCATTTCGATTGGCTACCCAAGAGGGGTCTATTCGTTTGATACGAGGGTTGTGGTAATATTTTTTCAATCTATGATTGAATATAGCAAAGTTATGTAAAAAATTTGGAGGCAATGGTTTTTTACCCCTATACTGAGATCAGCAAACCGAATTTACAAAACAATCAAAAACAGTTATTTGCTATGAAAAATCTTATTTTAATCTTCGGCTTAATCGCCACAACAGCGCTCAGCGCACAAGATGCTGTCCAGTACAACATCGATATCGCCCCGTTCAATTACTTGGATTACACATTCGCTGATGTGTTCTTCGTTGATCGTGACGGAAACGTAAATCAACGAGCCAATAAAACTCAGCTGCTTCCTGGTGGTCAGATGTGCGGAAGGAACAGCACCGCCCTCGCCTTAGGATCTCTCGTGATTGTAGATATGTACAACCGAGACGGCGAGTTCACTCACAGCTTTAGTGCCTACGTAGTGCAGGACGGGCTTGGAAATGTAAGCGCACAGGTCGTAGAACCATCTCCTATCGTGTCCCTTACTGTAGGGGGACAGGATAACTACACAGACTTTTTACTAGAAGAATATTAACTTCCTCGAAAGTTTCGAGCAAGGGCCCTCAAGAATTCGTCGGTATTGACATTCTTGGGGGTTCCTTCTTGCATTTCCCCAAGCTTCGTCATTTTCATTTGATCCTCATTGGACATGAATCCAACGTCAGTAGCCTTGGCCTCATCTCCTCTTCGAACACTTTTTATTAATCTACCCAGTCCTACCTTACCCATTGCTCCCGTTCCCATTGTGGGTGCTATGTACTGCCCTCCGCCTTCAACACGTTTCTCAGCCAAGGCGATACTCTCCACATCTTTCAAAACCTTGTCCATCTGTCTTTTCCTGAAAGCTCTCTCCTCTTCGACGCTTCCACCTCTTGAGGGAAAGCTAGTGAAGAGTTCGCTCATTCTGGTGTTCAGGTTTTTTCCAGTAATACCTTCAGACTGAAGCAAGTTAGCTATGTCGGAGTGAGTGAAATCAGTAGGCTGTCCATCTACCAAATATATGAAGTCTCTTCCTGGTTGAGGATCATCAGCTGTTTTATAGCTGTCCTTAGCCATGACTTGAATATCTGAAGAAGAATCGTCGTTATGAACGCCACCATGTGGGTACTTGTGTACGCCTCCGTGGCCCATCTCATTCATACCACCCATTCTGTACATGCGGCCACCCTTACCCATCTCCTTAGCAGAAGCAGCGGCAGACTTCATGGATTCTGTCTTGTTACCGTCTTTGTCTAGGTCCAAAAAATCGGGCTTACCACCTTCCTGCATGTATTCCATGTTGCCACCACCCATGAACTTCATGATGGCGTCATACATACCTCCTTTTTTCATGGTGTGGATACCACCGTGCTTCTTAATGTGCTTCATGCTAATGCTAGTATTTCTACGTTTACTGTGGCGCTGTCTGCTTGAGCTTTTATGCTATCAATGTTGCCCGAACTAAAGGATTGAGATCCTGTTGCGTTTGCATCTATAATAGAGTTATTTAAAATAAGGCTGTCCCCCGCCTCGATCTTTACAAAATACTCTTTGGAGCTCCCAAGAACACGAACAGTTATGAAATTAGTTGAGTCTAGATTGGTTATTCTCAAGTAATCTAAGTCTGCATCAGAGAATACACCACCAGCATCTGCTGTGGCAAAGTTCAACAGCTCGGACTCAGCCGTGTGCAGCACCCCATAGATCCTATGGAAGATGTCATCTACTGTTTCAGTGTGGACGTTCTCAAACGTCTTGAGGCTACCATTCAAAGTAACCTCCTCTTTAATTGTGACTGTCAATACTGCCATGCCACAAATATAGCTTATTTATTTTTTTTGTTTTTAAAGAACTCAATCTGCCGCAATCTCTTCTTAGCAGCCTTCTCAGTCAAGAACTTACCTAGCAACTTCCCCTTTTTGCTGCGGATCTCGTAGGTATTCTTCCTCTTTACTATCATGACAGTCCTTGTGCCTTTACAGCCACTGAGTTTGATTGACGTGAGTTTGTTCTAAAGTGCGTACACGCACTCAAATAAGAACCACTGTAATGTTTAAAACAACTTGTTGAGCGTCATCACTAACAATGTAAGGCAAAGTTACAGCTTTTTTTTTAAAAAGTCAACCCCTTGAAACAAAATGTACAGTTCCTTAGACGATATTTAGGGAAAGGTGTGTTTAAAAAGTGGACACATATATACCCCCCCTCCTTTTACCCCCGCTCCTTCTCCTTTTTTTTGGTTTTTGATCAGAAGTACAGATCTGGGGGATTATATATATATACACACGCTACGCACACACATAGGAAATCGCACATGGAAACCCCGTGCCTTGCTTGACGTACAGTTTCTGCACACATTTCCAGCTTTTTGTTTGCTGTTTTGTGTTAGTATTGGCTTTGCTTTCGACAGTAGTCGAACCTTTTGTGTTGGCATTATCGGTCGGGCCATCGGAACAGAATCGGCTCCCCTTCACGCAGGAAGCTTCGCATATGCATACACGTATGCACACCGCATACGCATACATGGTTCTGATGCCGACCTATCTCCCCTTTAGGGGGATAACTTATATCAGCGAAATCAAATTTGGATTTATAGGATTCGTCGCAGTAACTTTGGCCCCGAATCGACGCCGTTGTTGGTTCATCAAAATCTCTATGTCATGGCAAACGCCAAGCAACCCAACCGTGTACAGTTACTTCAGGAAGTAACCAAGTCAGTCAACAAAGTCGCCTTCAATCCTACCAAGGGTAGGAAGGACGAGGCCTTGAAAGCTATCAACGCCCTATGGAACTATGTCAAGTTCATGGAGCAACCCAAGCCGAAGGCCGCGAAGCCTAAGGCGAAATCCGCACCTTCAGTTCCTGTGGATTTGGAGGCTGTTGTCGAGTTCCTTGTCGAGCAGGGTTTGGTTCAAATCCCTACGGAAGCCGAGCCGAAACCGAAAGCCAAGCGTAAGGCGAAGCGTAAGGCGAAGAAGGCCACGTCAACCAAACGTACCCCTTCTGAGATTGTCGCCGATTCCGATGAGATGAAGCGCCAACCGAAGGAGGTCGGCCCCATCACCAAGTCGAAGCGTAAGACGGCCTCAGTGCCTAAGGCGAGGAAGGCTGTTGAAAGCCTTGGTAAGCGTAATGCGGCAGCCAAGGCTGCTAAGGTTGCTCAAAAGAAGCAACATAACGGCTCGATTCCGAATGAATGTGCTTTCAGCCTAAACGAAGGGGAGTCACCTCAGGATGCCGTCCGACGACAAGCCATCCAGCAAGCCAAGCGTGAGGCGTTAGAAGCGGAGTTGTTAGCGTCAATCAACACGGATGAAACAACAGGTCAAATCGAATTGAATTTCTAATCGTAGATTAATATTAAACCTTCAAAAATTTCTTTGCTATGCAATTATCAAAAGAACAAATTCAGCAGTTAGTTGATAAATTGGAAGAATTCCAATTGTTCAACTTAGACAGCAGTTCAAAATTCTTCAGTCAAGATGACGAAGCAGTCCAAGGTGCTATTGATTTGCTCAATGAACATCTAGAAGACGAGTAAGGCGTATATGTATAACACGGCACACGAAAAGGCGCTCTACGGAGTGCTTTTTTGTTGCCATTAAATCACCATAACATGGTAACATCAATCTCAAACATCAAACTCAACGATGCCACGAAGCGCATTGCAGTACACCTAAGGCGAGCCACGCCTCAGGAGTTACGCGATGGAATCGAGTGGTACGATGACGCGATGGCCTTTGCTCAGTTGCTGTCAGATGATTTCAGCATTACCAGAGTAATGGCCGCCGCTATCATCTCGGCATTATCACCAAACAACAAGTGGCCTCGCAACAAGGTTGACGCTTGGACTTTGTGTCAGGCATATGCAGATGGCCTGACGCTTGACGACTTCAAGGTTTGCACTTACAACGCTAACAAGGTCAGGGCTTGGGGTATTCGTGGTGGAGCTGTATCCATCACCAAGGACTCGCCTAAGACGTATGCCTTTGCGTTAAACGTGGGGGATCGTGACGAGTCAGTCGTAACGCTTGACAAGTGGATGGCAAGAGCCTTCAGCACAACTTCGTTGAAGCCAAGGAAAACGCCTGAGACCTTCACCCTAAAGCAGTACGACCGATTCCAAACTCACTTCGTGAATGTCGCGTTACGCCTTGATTATAAGCCTTACGAGCTTCAGGCCATCGTATGGGTCGTGATGCGTAACCGATGGCTAAAAACCGAATCGATACCCATAGGGTAAAAAAATAAATTTGGAAGTTCCGAATTTTCATCCTTAACTTATTAACGCGACAGCAACGACGCTGTCCAATCAAAATCTTTAACACTATGCCTTTTAATGCTTCAATCCCCCGACTCCGTTCCATACACGTTCAGTTCTACGGTCCGACTAACACCAGAGGTGCAAGGGTTAGAATCAAGGATGAACGTAACAACGTCACCAAGTTCTTGCCTTACGATTATGCGACAGGCAATATCCTGACACAAGCATATACATACCTACAAGAAAAAGGTGTGATTGGAGAGGGCATCGACGTTTGGGGCGATGGCAATCCCATCGACATCCATCCGATGCTCATTCTCCACGACTCACGCCAAGGCTACACCTTAGGCGTTCCAAACTTCGAAATCCCAATCAAATGAAATTGACTGTTGAAATCCCCGATACGCATATGCTTAACATGATGTGTAATGCATCATACCGTGACTACACCGCCCTCGACGGTGAACTTGAAAAAGCCTACAAGTGGGCTAAAGAGAACCCCGAAGCGTTGGCTGACTTGGATATTCCCGAATGTTGGGAGCCTCAGGTGTTTGCATACCTAAGGGGTAACGCAAAGCACCAAGTGCTGATAGCCGATGAGTTCTCCGATGGTGTTTATCCCTTGAATTGGGACTCCATGTGTAAGGCAATGCAACTGATGGCTAACGATTACCCCCATCATCTCGATGATTTGATTCAGGAGAATGACGATGCCACTACGGCAGACGTATTCCTTCAGCTGTCGCTCTTCGGAGAAGTAATGTACTGCTAACGCCTAACACGATGATAAACCACTTTATGGAGTTCACGATTCCCGAACTCATTGATGCATATGCATACTTCACAGATACTCGTGATTACGGGGGCTGTGCCTTAGTCGCAGAAGCATTCTCAAACAAAACGAATATTAACCTTGTTAACTACTCAATACAATGAAAACTCAAGAACAAATCGACGCCTTGTACGAACGGCGCAAGACGTGTGGCGGATTCGAAAACGCATTGATCTGCGCATATATGCAAGCCGATGGCGGTAACTCCAAGATATTGGAGGATGCTTTCAAGGGAACACGTTTTGACCTAACTATAATCAGAGACAATGAAATTGACTCGATGGCGAGAGGGGTATGACTACCCAAGCGATGACGATGATGCATATGAGTATGACATCATGGAAGAAGCAGACCGAGCATATGAATATGAAAACGACATCTAAGATGAAAACAAAATTTTTGAACGAACGATTACCAATCCGCATAGGCACTAAAGTCGTGTATCGCGGAGGATTTGGGCGTGACGCTAGAACCGTAGCAGGCGTTGTAGCCATCGAAAAAACCTACCATCCAAGCGAGAAATACGGAAACGAAGTGGATGAGGTGTTACACCTACAAGACAACTACGTACTCACACTTGACGATGGTCATTGGTGCTACTCTCATCAGGTCGATGGGGTGGTTGTAAACGACTCTAACTCATAGAGTTACAAAAATAAATTTGGAACTTAACGATTTTATTCCTTACCTTTGTAGGGCAACCGATTGATGGTTGAGCTGTCCACTCAAGACGGTGGATGAGTCCCCGACACATAGCGATAACGACCCTGCATGAACACAGGGGATGGCGTCAGAAGCAATTCGCCTCGAAGGTCTTGGTGGGTTTAACTCACCTGAAAGGTTCAAAGGTAGCCTTCGATAACCTCGGCAGAGGGGCGGACAAGTCCGAAGGTGGGTTCGAATCCCACTATCGCTACAACGGTACCCACCAATTAAATCTGGTAGGTGGGCTAAGTCGATACCAGGACCACTGAGCGACACGTTAAATCACCAGGAAGACCATTACCTGTGGTGTAAGCTATGGAATCA